AAATACCTGATCTCTAGAATGTAGTTCATGAATCTCTGCTACTTCTTCTAATAATTTTTTAGTCCCAGAATGTGCTGGTAATTGATGGTGAGTACTTACATTATTTAAAAATATAATACTTGACCCAACAAAACCAGATAAAGCAATACATGCTAAAGTAACTGCCAACCACCCTTGAATCGTATTTGGTTTTTTAAATCGTATACCAGTGTCAGTCGCATGTAACTCTTTGATAGTTTCAGCAACGACAAGTTTCATTTCGCGCGTAAAGGCATCTTCGTCAACTTCTGTGTGTTTCATAACAAATGGGTATAATATAAAGGTTTGGTTTACTTATTATAAACTTATTTATAAAATAGTATTTTTAATTACCGATTGCTTGCCAACAGAATCCAACGCCGTTACTACCAGCGCCCTGAGAATTATCAATGCCGTCTGGCCGATTTATAGTAAAACCTTGACGGTTATATGAATCATATGACATAGTCGTACCACCGCCCCCTTGTTTTGTAATATGTATAGTAAACATATTATTTGGAAACTCTTCTTCAAAGATAAACGTTTGGGCGCCATCTATGTTACTCATAGCAGTTCCAAACTTCATAATTAAACCACCAGGTAGTTGTACATGGCCACTGCTGCCGATTAAGCTTGTGCTATAAGGAGCTCCAGGAGTTGGAATTCCGCTTAAAGTATTTGGAAATATGTCATCAGTTCCAATTGTTAATTTCTGGCCTTGCTTAATAACAGTATCTCCGGCTTGAGTTACTGTTAAATCAAGATCTGATGAAGTAAGTGACCCTTGGCCTCTAAATCCAATTCCAGAATTATCAGGTCCTTGATCAATAAATCCCCAATCGGCATCTCCATTACTACTGATAGCAATTCCGCCGTTGGTAATACTTAAAGTACTAACTGGTGCTACAGAATCAGGTCCAACCCTAACTAGGCCATCGCTTTGAATCTTTAAGCGTCTTGGTGATGGGGTCCCATCACCGGTATGGAATTCCAGTCCGTTATCCTCTTTAATAATGCGACAATCAAAATCTTCAGCACTTCCGGCCGTTTTAAAGTCGATGAACGGGTTGTCACCATCGGCTACTGACTCTATTAATTCAATACTTCCAGCACTGCCATTAATAAGAACGCCACCATCGTCGGCATTTTGGCCCTGTGTGAAAAGGCCTTGTCCAACAACATGTAATTTTTCAAGAGGATCAATTGTTCCAATACCAACATTTCCATTTTGTATAACACGAAATTTAGGAATATCAGTTGTATCTGTGCTGTTCCAATCACCATCGGTATATATACTTACATAGTCGTTGCTGCCCAATCGTAAATCATCCTTTTGTCCTAAATCTGTATTAGGGATTTCAGTGGTTCGAGTTGCGGTAATTAGTGCTAATGGCCAAGTGTTGCCAGACCCAGCCGCAGAATAATCTGATCCAAGGAAGAGGCTATCAGCAACATATAATTTACCATCTATTTGAGTATTACCAATTACTTGTAACGGGCTGTTTGGCGTTTCAGTTCCAATTCCAACGTTACCACTTCCAGTAACACATAAATCCAAGCCCTGGCTAGCATTAAAACCAGATCCTCTGAATCCAATACCTGAATTAGTAGTACCTTGGTCAATCATTCCCCAATCGTCATCACTGTTAGAATCAATACCAATAGTTCCGCCTTGAATAGATAACTTCATTGGAGGATTTGTTTCACCGGTTCCAATACCGACATTACCATCATCAGTTATTCTAAACCTATTAATTAAATTAGTAGATTCGCCTATTGCGTTAAACCCTAAAGGTGGCGTGAATGGCATTTGTGATTCGTAGGTATCAATTCTAAATTCGCCTGATGCAATTCTAATTCGATCGGCATTACCGCCACTGCCCGGGTCATTACCTTTGTAGATAAGTAACTCACTTTTTTGATCTGCGGTTTCATCATAACGGCGTTCTCCTATAAAGGCGGCGTCTGGGTCTCCATATGTTCCTGCAAATGATATATAATTACTTGCATCATAATCGGATACATCTGTACTATATCGACCAAGAGCAATATTACCTCTAACATCTAAAGCTTCTCGGCCAACTACCAAATCATGACCTGCAAAGCCAGTAATTTCATCATAGCTGATAACTTCACTAGTTAGGCGCTGCCCAATTACAAATTCGCCAGATTGAGAAAAATGAAATTTACCACCAGTGCCGCCATTGCCACCGGTTACAATCTTTAATGCGTCACCTTGTTTAATTATACGGCTACTATAATCATCGGTTTGTTGGTTTTTAAAATCAATATATGGATTTCCCCAACCAGGCTCCTCGGTATAATCATTGGCGCCGTCAAATAATTCTATACCGCCATCACCGGCAGATAATAATATGCCACTCGTATAATTTTCTTTTGCAAATATTACATCCTGCCCTAAAACATCAAGTGCATAATCCGCGCTTCCAGGAGCTCTTCCAATACCAACGCTGGAAGTATTTTCAAAAATCGTTGAAGCTTCAGCATATCTTGAAACTTCACCATTACTTGTATCTTTAAATAAAAGTTTATCATCTGCAAAAATATCAGCTTCAGTGAAAACAGATTCTGTTATACTATTGCTTACATCAAAGATAAAATCTTCTAAAGAAAACTCCCCAAGGTTTTCATTATATTTAATAACTTGGCCATCTTGCGCACCTTCAGGTGCAGTCAAATCGTTTATTTCATGTATATGATATAAAGGTTGACGCTGATTAATTAATCGAAAATCCTCTGTATCAATAAGTTCAGCATCAGTTAATATACTATTAAGTCCTGATAAAGTATCAATATCAGAAGGTTGAATTGCAGAATCTGCTTTTTGTCCTTGAGCGGTCGTTACTGGTAATGTAACTGTATTACTATCGGAGAGTGTTAATTGATCATCAACAATTGATAAGTCTTGTAAATTTGTATTTTGTGGTAATGTAACTGTATTACCTCCATCAATTGTTAATTCAAAAGTTTGTGGATCAAAAATTAAACTTTGCATTCCTCCAATAACTGGCACTGGAAGTTGAATACTATTGCCTCCACTAATTTCAATACTTGTTCCATTTAATGTTAGCGTTTGGTCACTACCAATCTGCTTACTTGTAATAGAACCGCCAACGTTTAAATCAATAAACACGTCGGTTGCATCTCGCCTTAACGCAACATAACCTTCAGGTAATATACCATTAACGGCACTTCCTGGATTTTCATCGCCAGTTATTGGAGGAATAGCTGAATTGGTTAAACTTAAAGCGACTTGCCCATCAGGGTGAATTCTTATTTTTCCATTTCCTGCGGCATTTCCAACGCCAAGATCTGCAAAGGTTAAAGCAGAATTAACTTCATCTTTTTTAGTTAATAAATGCTTAGCTCTAACAACAGTATTATTAGCAGGGTCGTTTCCATCTGCACTCCAAACTTCTGATTGTGTTGAAAACTCTACGATACCTTTATCAATATCGGTTGCCGCACTAGAAGCTGGTCCTGTTAGACCCACAGCACCAGTTGGACCAGTTGGGCCGGTTGGACCAGTTGCACCCACATCACCAGTTAATCCGGTTGGACCAACGGCACCAATTAGTTCTCCAAGATCTGTCCAAGAATCTGCAGTTGCATTATATACATATATGTGAGTATTAGTCCACACTGGGCTATCACCTGTAGTCACTCCATATAAAACTGCAACGGTTACGCCGGTTCTTTGTAATGCAGCTGATAAAGGATTACTAATATCACCCGCTGTAGGAATTTCATCTGCCCACTCATAAACTGCGACAGGACTAATTCCAAGTCCTGTCGCACCTCTTACATCACCTAAGTTTTTGGTTGTATCTCCACTATAATATGATACAACTAAATTTGATTTGTTATTATCACCAGCAACTAAATTAATATCTGATATTAAAAAGTCGCTATATTCATCCCTAATAACTGCAGCAATATCTTCATTAATGTTTAATGATTTTGTTATTAAATCTCCAGATTGATCTTTCCAAAACAAAGTTGAATCTGTCGCATTAAAAGCAAGTTCTCCATTAACAAGTGACGCAGGATCAGGCTCTGCTCCACTATTAAACGAATGTTTTAGTATAATTTTTGTTGGTGTAATTGCCATGATTTTAAATATTTATTCAGGTTTAAACGTAAGTAGTTCTAACATATCGTTGAGCTGATGTAAACACTGGATGAATAGCTTCGTCGTGTGATGTCGCTCTAGTTCCCTGTACCCAACCGGCTACATATAGTCTTCCGCGTTCAGCATCAGGATCACCACCATCTTTACATAATATAAACATAACATGTGGGTTACCTGTTGCAATTTGAACAATATTCATTGGATCTTCTGGGAAGAATATTCGACGCCACCCATTCGTATAATTATTAGCAGAATCGTGAGTTTCTGCTCCTGAACCCATATGCCAGCCGGTTTCATGATAATAGGTATATCCATTAACATATAGTTGTGCTTGAATACCACCTGCTTCATCTGTGACCGATCGTGTAACTGCAAATTGTTGGTTTCCAGTATTGCCTTGCCAAGGAACTACAAATAATTTTTTACAAGCATTATTACCGGCTGCGCCGATTGTTACTCGTTGAAGAGATGTTACGCTTTGAGTTGTATTTGTACTTGAAATTGCTTTAGCAAATCCAACTCCTCCGGAATTACCGTGATATCCTGTAAAAAATAGTGCAGCATTTTTTCTAACAAAGTTACCATGACCAGTATTGTATATTTGATCAGTATAACCTGTAATCTTAGCAGGAGATCTCCATGAACCAGTATTACCTTGTCCAGTTTGTCCATGGTTATTTCTTCCCCATGTCCATAAGTCATGATTCGGATTGGTCCAAGTAGAAAAGGTTGAAGAGTTCTTCCGTAAAGCCCATACAACGTTTTGTGTTGTATTATTTTGCCAATGATTAATTTGTAAATCAACAATTCCTGTTAATCGAGTTTGATAATTTGGAATAAAGGTACTTGTAGTTGCACTAAGAGTATATGATGTTGCATTTGTTGTTCCAGGACTATTTGGAAACAACCCGTTCTTTAATGCATTTGTTCCAGAATATGGATATACTCTAAAGCGCGTATTCTTTCTTTCGTTATTACCATCGCCAAGAATTACAAAATACCAATAATTATTTGGTAATTTAATAGCATCTAGGTTTTTAAGGCCATGTGGTTGAGAATCTTTCCTTCTAAAAATTCGTGTATTACCGCCATCATTGACCATTGGAGAACCAAGATTTCGATTAATTCCGTCATGAACAGGTACCATAAATTGATTATTTACTCCACGCGTAGCTTGGTTACCTGATTCATAATATGCGTTTATTCCCCAATGCCATAATTCATTAGCGTCATCGTCGCCTTCTTTTCCAACAATAACAAAATGATCCCAACAACTAGAAACGATTTTCTTAATATACCAAGGGTAATCTGAATCATAATTTGCATTTTCTGGAGTATAGAAGTTAAAGGATTTGTTTCCTGGAGACTGAACTCTTTCTGGCTCTCCGTTAGGACTGCCTGTTAATGTTTGAGTTGAGTTTCCATATTCCCACCAAAGAACGGCTCCCATTTGAGTTTGCCCCGGCCCCCAGATTATTGGACCTCGTGCGGTCGTTGCATTAGCGCTGTTAGCAGATGCGTTTTCATACCAATAGTTAGCATTAAGATGACCTCCAGAAATTACACGACCACGTATTGTTGGTTTGTTTATTCCATCATCTTCGTTATTGCCTGTAAAGAATTTAGCATCATCTAAATCATAGCCATCTTTAGTAATAACATGAAATCCATTTCTTCTCCACCAATAATCACCTGAGAGGTAAGTATCATATGCTACTTGTTTTATTCGAATATAATTACATTTATTAGAACTGAATATCGCGGTTGCGTTTGGAACCATACATGGTATCGGCGTATGATCTGTAATTTGATCAACAGTTAACCCGCTTGCACTATTTGAAGTCCAATTGTTTTCTGGGTTTATATACGCGCCTTGCCCGCGTAATCCATAATAATTTGATTGATAACCCCAAGCATATGGAATTCCATCTTCATCAATCATCATCGTGCGATGACCATTTGGAACGATTTCTTTTGCCTTTGCCCATGTTCCAGTAATTGGAGATAGCGCTGCAATTGGCGCGCCATCGGTATATTTTTGAGTTCCATAATCATAGTCATCACTATGAACTGTTGCCATCTTATCATCAGATGTAATATACATCCAATTTTGATTTAAATTTGACATTGAGGTTCCCCAAAGTTTATTACCGGTTGACCCTGTTAGATATACTTCATCCTTAGAATTCTGATTACCTGAACTAGTGTTAGCGTTTTCAAATATTGTCAAGTTACCTTCACGTGCAGGTAATTTCCAAATACGGCCAACGTTTTCAAAAACATTAATTCGATCTAAAAGAATTTGGTTTTCAGCTTCAACCGATGCAAGAGTATTTGAAAGAGATGTATTAACTGTGGTTTCTAAAGTATCAACCGTGGTATTAACAACATCAAGTTGATTTTCTAAATAACTTTTACTTACAGCATCTTCATTTGCAACAGGCCACTTCGTTCTTAATTGGCCTGATGTTGTATAACCTGCAACGAAACCATTTTGAGTATCTGCAAAATACGGATCAAAGGTGCTTCTTACATTAAGTTGTCTTCCACTATTTGTAAGATCTATTGTTTTACTGTTGTAGTTTACTGCAATAGATCCGCCATTAATATCAAGATAAGATTGTTGAACTCCAGCAGCATCGAAGAGTTTAATTCCAGTACCTCCAGATAAGTCATTTTTATTTCTCAAACGGAAATTAATAACTGCGTCCTCCGCGACTTTCATTATATATCTTTGACCTGTTGGAGCGGTTTCAAATAAATCTGTGAGAGTTACTGTTCCAGAGGTTTGGCCAACTAAAGCTGGATTAATTAACTTAGCAATTTTTTCATAAGTTGTATCATTAGAATCAAATGAAACTTGTTTAACTCCATCTGGAACCAACCATGTTGAAAATTCAGCATCTTCAACATATGCAAGGCCATTTCCTTCATCTGCTTGATCCCAATTAGTTAATACATCAGAATCAACTGCAATGATTGTTCCAACCGGTAATAATTGTACTGGAATTGAAAAGTTAGCTGCGGTTAAACTACTTGAAACAGCTAATTCAATATCATCTGCAAAATCTGTTTTTGTTACCCATTCTAATGTATCTCCGCCGATGTCCCAACTTAGAATAGAATCTTCAAGCGGCTTACTTGTAGGAATTTCCCAATCATAACCTATGCCTGGGAATGAAAGAATAGGCGCCGTTGAATCGCTAAATTCAATTTCATCGCCTTCAATAAATAAATTGTTATTAAGAGTTGCATTTCCATTTTGAAATAATGTTCCTCCACCCCAAACGATTTCATCAGTTACAATTAATCCTCCGGCTGTAGTTTCAATATCACCCCCGCTTACTTTTAATCCAAGACCATCTTGAAGGTAAGAATCGAGTGGGCCCCAACTTAATCCACCGTCGACCGATAAGTTACCTCCGCCATCGACACTGAAACCATTTGCTTCAAGTTGTCCGCCAACTACTAAATCACCGCTTCCTCCAATTTCTAAATTACCATCAGTAATTAATAAGGTAGATGGCGAAGCCGACTTTAATGTTAGAGATACAACAGGATCTAATATTGACTTTTGAAAAGTAATATTTGGATCATAAAATTTAGTATATGTAACCTCTGGTTGATCCAGTTGGCCAATAACTAAATTTCCTGAAGCAATACTAACGGAATTTAAAAGTCCGGCAAAAGATGCGCTTGCAAAAGAACTAGGTCCATCAAAGGTTTTGTTTCCAGTTATTGTTTGGTTGTTAGATATACCAACGACGCTGTCAATAGTTGGTATTTCCGTTATGTTAATTTCGCCAATTAACTCATTACACTTATCAGCCCATTGCTTAAAGGTGTCTGTGGAAATTACTGTTTCAAATGTTTTATTGTTTAAGGGCATCTTTAAAGTATATACTATTTAATTATTATTTATATCAGATAAAATATGAGTTTCTAAAACAGATATTCTATCATGGAGCTGTTTAATTTGTTTTTTTAAATTAAGAATCTCTCGGTTCTTTTTCTTTTTAGCCATCGCCGATCGATACGCATCTTTATCTGTATTAACAATAGCGCCGCTTTGGTAATCTTTAACCAAAGATGCTTCATTTTCTAATGGTTTAAATCTAGCCACTTATATTATGCAGTTGCGATTATTCTTAGATCTTTAACAGTTACAATATCAGTATTATTTTTACCCCACATAACAGCTTTTATAATGAATGAAGTAAAGTCAATATCAGACGTGTCTTCTTCTAAGTTCTTTCTAAATAATACGTCGGAATATGTTTTACCATCAGAGTTAATAGGAACAACCTTTGGTTCAGTTGGAGTAATTTCCCACCATTCATTTTGGTCATTATCATCAGAAGGTGTTATATCAGGGTTTATTCTAACGCCGTCTTCATCATCAAACATTTTAATAAAGAATTGAATTTCTGATGTTTCAGTTGGACGATTTATCGCAGCATAAACATCAACTTGATCTGAAGGAGTTTCTAAAGCAATTTTCTTTGTATAATATTGAGAAGTATTTTTCTCATCTTCATAACCGCCCTTTTCTTCAATAAAGTAACTTCTTACTTCTAAAGCGATTCCATTCTTCTCAAGCATTGGCGTAACTCGGTTATCGCTTGTTCCAATAATAATATCAAGTGTAGTGTCTTCAGCATTTCCAGCATTAACACTATGATTTACATCTCTTAATTCAATTGGAGTATTACTCTGAATATTATATTTCTTATTATTTAGTGTAAGCTTATTAACGATTGAGGTTTTACCAGATATTGACATCGCGCTTTGATTAAGGTTTGCCGCTGCAAATTTTATCGTTGGTAAGTAACCAACAGCAGTAGCACCTTCGCCTCCGCCAATGTCTTCTATTGTAATTGTTGGTGGAGAAATATAACCCTCACCTTCATTAGTAATAACAATATCTGCAATAGCACCGGTATTCGCATCAATGACCGCGACGGCTTCTGCCGCAGTTGAATCAGGAACATCAACTAGAACGCCTGCACTATTTAGTTCTTGTGGAGCCGATATTAATACTGTGGTTGATGTAGTATAACCAGATCCTCCATTAGTAATTTCAACAGAATCTAAATATCCGCCAATTCGTGCTTGAGCTTTAATTGTAGCTCTACCAGTTTTAAAGGTAGCTCTTCTTAACTTGAATTTTAAGTCTCGGTTTTGCTCAGCGGTCCATGTTCGTTTATTACTACTTGTAAAGAATGAACCAACTGCAGGCTGCTTAGAAATAATTTGGTTTGTAATTAAATCAACCTTGTCTCCACCCATTTCAGCAATATACACTGTATATGATGGATCAACTGAGAATATAACAACAGCATACTCGGTTTTACCATTGAGGTAAACTGGTTTTTTAAACTCAAACTTAGTTGCAATTGAAGAGTTATTCGAAGTCTTTATTTGGCTTGGCTTTAATACTCTTTGACTGCCAGGAAGAATTTTGTTTGTTGGGTAACCATTCTCAACAGTAACAAGATAGGCTCTTACATTTGCACGCCCTCTTTTTTGGAAATACACATCCACACTTGAGGCATATATACCGGTTGTATCTCTAACAAAGAATGTTTGAGCGACAGGGTCCCACCTTCTAACGTTCACCGCTGTAGATGAACTAATTTGTACCTCTTCAAAAGATGAATCAACACTTTGTGAGACATCCGTAATAGATGTTCTTACTACAGAACGGTTTGCCCGTAACGGTCTAACTACTAGTCTTGGAACGCTTGTACTTACAATTGATTCTTGTTGAACCGCACCCAAACCATTTGAAATATATCTAGCAATTGCACTACTAGTTTCTTCAGATTCTAAATTACGAGGAGAATCTGTAAACTTAAGAGTTTTTTCACCAGAAGCAAATTTAAGAGATGGCGTATTAGGAACAATAAATACCGCTTGTAATGTTCCATCAGAATCTGAAATTAACAATTGCGGATTTTGTCCTCTCCAAGTTTTGCCATTACTAGCTCTTAAGAATCTTCTATTATAAAACCTAAAGCTTCGGTTAGTACTAGCGTTTGGATTAAAATCTAAAACATCAGCACCTCCCGTATATCTAGTTACATATTTAGTAACATCAACGTCATCAAAGAAAGCGTAATACCTTGTATTTGGTTTAAGATCTTCAACTCTAACCCACACTTGGCGTGAGCGCATGAATGGCTTATATGATACCGATGTTAAGAAGGTTCCTAAAGATTTATTAATAGAATCTTCTGTTAATCTCGTAAAGGTACCAGTTCTAGTTTGATCCAATCGCCTAGTTTCAGACTCAATCGTTTCTGATAGCGTTGTAGTTAAAGAGGTATCAAAAACATCAGTCCTTTGAGTTGTAATATCTGTTATTCCGACACCGCGCCTAAAGGGTTGCCTTTGAAAATCGGTAATAGTAACTTCAGTTCTTTCATCGCCAAGAAGAAGCGAACTTTCGCTTAATATGTTTGTTTCCGATTGAGTACTAAGCAAAGTGTTTCTGTTTGTCTGCCATGAGTTCCATTCGGTACCAAGAACTCCTGCTTCACGTGCAAGGTTTGATATTGTAGTATTTAATTCATTAAAGAGATCAGTTTCAATTGCAGGATCGGTTTTAGTATCAACCCAAGTATCAACTTCTGGATTAAGCTCCATAATTCCTGAACTGTTTATTGTTTCATATGGCTGAACACTAATAAATTGAGTTCCAAGTTTTTGGTTTACATAATTAGTTTCTTTATATGGGAAACCAATAACGCGGCCGGTTGAACATGTCTTATTAAATTCTGAATCTGTACCAATTTCAGATTCGTCAACAATATCAAATGGTAAGTTGGAACCAAAGTGGTATGGGTAAAGTTTACCTTCCCCTCTTTTAACCGAACACTTATAATATTTTTCTGAAATATTACCTACGGTGTGGCCTCTAAATCCATCAACGATAAATCCGTTTTTAAATCTTTCTTCGCCGTCAGTTCCATAGACGCCTTTATCTTTTGCTGATTTTTCTAAAAGAGAAAGAGCAGTATAATATTCAACATTAGAAATTCTAGAATCAAGTTGCCCAATATCACGCATCGTGTATCTTCTATTATTTACACGATCTTTAATTATGCCGCCTAAAGTAAACGTATAAGGAAATAGTGTTAAGTTGAATAGAATCATCGAGTCATCAGGAACTGATGGAAACTTTGGTTTCAAATCAGCTTCACCTTTTAAGATAGAGAAAATACCATTTGAACTAACAGTTATTAAATCTTTACGAGCTAGATAAAAATCTAGTTCCATTTCAACGGTACTATAAGGATCTAAAGAGAACCTACCATTTGATGTTTCAACATACCTAAGGTCTATTACATCGTGTAAGCCTGTTTGTTGGAAAATAGGAATCTCTTCTAAAGGAACCTGTGAATCATCTGCATACTTATAACTGTTAACAGTATAAAAATTTCCACTGCCAACAAAATCCCAATGAGTATATGAAATTGTTGTTGCTCCATCTTTTAAACAACGAACTTTTGCTTCCTTATAACTGTTCTTCCTTTGGCCGTCGTTAACTAGTTCCCATTCAGTTGTATCAACACTAATCAAATGGTAAACACCATCCAATGTTATTCTGTCTCCTACTTTAAACTCAAGAGGATCTCTAACTGGGTTGGTGACTGGAATTTTAGCAGTTACATCTAAATTAGTAACTGAAGTTTTAACTTTCTTTCCTAGCCTTTCAGAAATATTTGTTTCAACGCTTGCTAATAATCTAACCGCTTTAGTATTAGCAGAGCCACTATCAAAGTCTGTTAAATCAATAGTTATAATATCGGCTGAACCGGTTCCCAATCCGATAATTTCAAAATCGGCGTTTGGCACATGTTGATATGTAACGTTGTTTCCATTATCAACCATTACAACCATATTGGATTTACTCTTATCGATAAATCCATTATCTTCAGCTGTAAATGTTACTTTTACTTTATTATCAGCTGGGTCAAGTTGAGCTGTGCCATTTAAAATTCTTTTTTCTGTTCCTTTTAAAGAACTCACTGTTTTAACAGTTTGATATGGAAGATTTAAGAATGATGAACTAATATTTGTATCATGTATGCGCTTACCGTTTTTTGGTTCAACGATAAAGTCCATAGTTCCTATATCAGTTAACCCTACATTACTTGCTACTGCGATTCGTTTAACATCTTTATATGGTCGACTGGTATTATTAGAACGAGCAATGTCGGTAAGATATAGTCTAGCTCTTACTTTGCCATCGGCGTTTTCACCAAGTACCTCAACAGTTGATATTCTACATGTACCTACATCATTAACAAAGTCGTTAACATCTTCAGTTGACCACATAGTATAAGTTTGAACATTTGCATAATCAAGTGCAGGTAAACCAAAGGATGTATCATCGATGTAACCTTCAACATATGTTCCTAAATCTGCAGTGATCGCAGTTTTTAATAACTCGCCATTATTTTTATCTATATATGACTCACGCGCACGACTTGCAAAAAGAGAAATCTGCTCAGGTAGATCTACTCTATAACCTTTAACATAAGCAGTTGACGGTTGAATAGTAACAGCATAATCATCGTTAGAATCAGTAACACTTTGATATCCAGCTTCGTTTAAATCTTGTAATGATTTGTATAATCCATTAAATCTACCTACAGGATTTCCATCTTCGCCATCTCCACCCCAAATATCGCGAACTTCTAAACTAAATGGATCTAAAACATAATCACCAGATTCCTCTGATGTTCTTGTTGCAAAAATATCGTTTAGCGGGCTTTCATTATTTTCAACTTTTGTTTCTAAAATAATATTAGAATCTTGAATTTCAAGTATAACAATATTAGATAGATCCAGAGTTTCGTCTTTAACGAGAGCTAGATTAAGTGAAATTTGATAACGATCTGCGCCAGGCGCTGCATAGTTAGGAAACCCATTTGAGTTATCAAGAAGAGTTTGGTCATCATTATAATTAACGGTATCTTCTCTTACAGTTAATATAAGATAGCCGGAATATACAAATTCATCGTCATCTAATGCAATCGCTGTAATTTGTTCTTTAACAGGAACACAATTTCCCTTTATGAAAAATATACCATTACTGATACTTGCGCCAACTGCTAAACCTTGCTTAATAACTCCAGCAATAAAGGATGTATCAATTTCTTTATTTTCAATTGTAATATCAGTCGCACTAAATTCACCGAGGTTTGTATCATCTTCGCTAACAGTGTCGGCAGTATAATGAATAAAAAGCCTATATGTTTTACTAGGGTTTTCTGATTCTTCATTAGCTTCTAAAATATCAACTTTGTTTATACTAGCAGTAAGCGTAGTATTAATCTGTTGTAATTCTATATTAGCTAAATCAGTTGACCATAATTCAAATGTCGATACAAAATCACTAGGTACTTCTACATCGATATAACGTAAAGTATCATCAAATGAAGCGCCTCCTCCTACAATAGGAGAATTAGATTGAAACAAACCCTGGCCAAGTTTATCAACCTGGCTTTGCAAAATTGATTGTGCCTGATTTAATTCCCTAGCTTGAACACTTTGGCCTGGCTTAAATAAAATTCTTAAATAATTTTTATCTTCAGGCGTTAATCCATTAGCATCAGGTGTATTAAAGTCGTCATAATAATTTTCCGGATATATTGTAATTGACATTTTATAATTGTATAATTAGTTTTAATTCTTCGTTTTGGCCTTCTTCTCTTTGAATGCCACTTCGGTTATCCAAAAATAATACACTACCTGAGTCTCTTTCATATGAAGGCTCAAAGAGTTCCTTAATAGTGGTTCCTGTATATTGGCCAACGACTTGACTATCTGGAGACTGAAATGTTAGTTGCTCTCCTAGAGGATCTATATCGGTATATCCGAATTTATGATCTGTATAATAATAATATGAAAAATACGATAATGGTGATTGAGTGGTATTAGAATCGACAGTCTGAATATAAGCAATTACGCCGCATTGTTTTCCATTTTGCCAAATCTTCCAACCTGGCCCAATTTCAATATTATCAATTGATGGGATTATTTGTTGAACTGGATCACCTTCACCTTCTAATTGGAAAAACCGCATTGGCGTAACAAAGTCGTCGTTAAGTATAGGATTACCTGCTGTTGATGACAACGGATTTTTAACCAAAGAGATTTGATGATACTTTGTATTATTAGGAACAAACGGCGCAAGACTGGTGTCTGCAAATAATCCAACATACCAGCTTGGCAGAGTTTCGCTTTTAATTCCACCGAATCCAGTTAAAGGAGCAATAAGAGGAATTATAACAGCCTCTTGTCTTTCACTAACAGCAGGCCGCACGTCACTTTCAAGTTGTAATATATTATCGGCATCGCCTGGATTTGTTTCATTAACTAAAAGAGGATCTAAGACAAGCTTGGCTTTACTAAAGCCCCATGCGGCAATTTCTTGGCTTACTACTCCAGCACCACCGTCTGCGTAATCAATTTCATATGGAAAATTATTATCTTCTTTATAATATTTTACACTAACAATTTTAGCAGTATCATTGACAGGATCTGCTGAAAGATCACCCGAATCAATCGTAATTTCTAATGAAACTGTAATTTCTTTAGGATTACCGTTAAGATCTAATCCAACCAAAGTACCAGTATAATCATTACTCGTACTTTCGTTCAATAAAGAAGGGTGGCGATAAATATTACCTCCATTAATAACTTTAAAACCATAAACGGCTCCAGCAGTAATATCAGAAGATGTCGTTGAAGATATGGTTGGTAGTTGGTCATCCGTAACTGCAATGAACGAACTTGTATTAATTGATGAAAACTGGTTATATTTTCCTAGGTAAGTCCAATCATATTCTCCTTCACCACTTGTATATAATCCATAATTATTAACCTCTTCGGCCGCGACCGGCGCAAAGGAACCGGCAACGGTCGCGTCACTTGTTTTACCAATACATAAAAATAGTTTATCATCACCAACTGTAATATAACACGGCTTTAACCCTGTGTCAGGACAACCATAAAAACAACTTGGGTCAAATGGATCATAAACTTTATACGAAGATAATACATCATATGGATTTTTAGGAATAACATTAGTGATATTATTACTTGTTATTTTAAATAATCCGGTAAGATGCTCAAGAGTTCGTCTTTCATCTCCGAATGTACCGTTTGGAAACGGTGATGCGTCGTTACTGGAAAAAACGTCATCCCATGGATCTTGTTGACCAATACCTATATAATAATTATTGGTTGCAAAATCGTCCGAAAAAAGTTTTTTCGTATTCTTTCTAAATTGTTCTGTAATAATTGCGGCCATTGTTTATATTTATACTTTTAATATTTATTTTTTTATTCATTAATTTGAATTACTTTCAGTTGCATACCAACAAATTAATTCTGAGGCAGGACCTGGTTCAAAATAAACTAATGAATTGAGATAATCTGAATCTGATATGAAGACATCGTTAGCATTTAAGTCGTCTAAAGCGCTTCCATATTCAACAATATCTTTTATATATTCTATATTTTTAATATATATTTGATATTGTGCTGTTGATGGAATTTCGTCAAAAAACAATTTTAGTGTATTATTATCTATTGCTTTCCCTTGAACATAAATAAGGTCGCCTGTTGATATCTCTCTGGCAGTATACATAATGTTTGAAGATCCAATGTTGTGGTTAATTTCAATTTCATTATTAATTCCATCGCCAATATTAAATATTCTATCACTTGGCTCAGCATCATAAAATACTGAAACCTTTAAAGAATCTGGAGATAACTCTGGTTTTTCATTAAACGATAGTTCTAAATTATTTGAATCAACCGTTCGGCCGCTTACCATTATATTTTGTTTAGCGATTAATTCGCTAACGGCAAAAATAACATTTTCATTATTAAGATTATGGTTAACGTTATATGTCCAAATACTATTATCTGCTGGCTCAATCGCAGTTCCTGAATTAATTTTAATTGCGCTTGGATTACGAGCCAATCTTAATGTTGAATTAGTGCCAAAAAGTTGTGGCGCTTGTTGAAATCTAGTTGATTTACTTAAGTTAGATACATCATATCCCCATGATCCACCGCGGATGACTCTATTTGCTTCAGGATTTACTTTTGCGACACGAAGACCTTTCGACGGGCTCCCGATATTTGCACCGGCAAACTCACGCTCGGGATTTGTCAAGTTGCTTGCAAATAAACCAAAGCTACCGCCGCGGTATACCCGATTAGCAAGCACGTTATCGTTAGCGCCATCAAAAGTATTCTCCGTATGTTCGTATACATTACCACCTTGTCCCATTGTACCATAAGGACTGAGCCCACCAGCCTCTGTGACATCAGCTGGGCTTAAAGGTGTTACACCGGCACCGACAAATACCGCGGTATCATCAACAGTTCCAGATGTTACAGCTGTTGGAGCACTATCACTGCCTGTTGGATATAACCAATAACCAGCGTTAGTACCGCCACTCTTATAATAAGCGGCTTTATACCACTCATTTTCGTTCGGTATAAAGTATTTTGCGTCTTTATGTCTGAATAGATTTTCGCCGTCGGTTTGCCACGCTTCGCCAGAAGTCCAAACCTCAATATTTGTAGAACTGCCAGGTGCAGTAAAATTATATGCTGGCTGTATACCCTCTCTTTCGTTAAGCCAGTTAACATAACGAGCACATTCGTTCCAAGTTATGTCTGTAGCTGGTTTATTAGCGCCACGAAGAGGTGAGGTAAGTGTAATCGGTTGAAGATTATTTGCGGGGTCTGCATTATATTCAGCAATGTTACCTTCAGTAATTTCAAACTTACTGATATCATATGCATATGATACATCACCATAGCCGGTGGTATCAGCGGCGTTACCCTCATCGCCAATAGTTACAAACGTTAACTCTTCTAAAAGATCTATCGTTGAGTTAGCGGCATCTTCAATAAATTCATAAGCATTACCACCCTGACCCATAGTACCATATGAACTTAATCCACCTGCTTCATAAACAGATGCCACCGTATCATTGATTGGATCTTGGTCAAATACTGCGGTTCCTTCATCGGTTCCACTTGCAACCGCAGTTGGTGGCGTATCGCTTCCTGTTGGATATTCATAATATCCGCCCAAACCTTCTCCGTTTTTATTAGGATCATAATAAGCAGCTTTATACCATTCATCTTCGCTTGGTATGAAATATCTTGCGTCTTTATGCCTAAACCGATTACTAGCAGACCATGAATCTGCTAAAGGCCATAATTCAATAGGGTCGTTATCATTTGAAGTTGTAAAGTTATATGCTTCATGATAACCATATCTTACATTTAACCAATTAATAAATCTTGAAAATTGATTAAAACTAAAACCTAAAGGTGAACTATCAGGATCTCCTGAAATAGGCAATGGTGCATCCCACCATAATTCAATATCTGATATTTTAATTTCATATTTTGCTATTTCATAATCATATGAAACTGAACCATAACTGCCATCTGCTGGGTTATTAATATCTTCTATTAATACATAATCATTTCCACTTATTATAGTGTCATCTCCATCAAATATTTCAGTGAATCCATTATTAACTGGTTGGTTATTATTAATGGCTTTAAAAATAGTAACATAATACTCATTTTCTTGTGGAACCTCCGAAAATATAAATGAAATTATATTTTCATTAAAAACTTCCCATTGAACAATATAATTTAATTCACCGGTTATAACATTATGAATAATTGGTATAACATTCGTTGTGCCTAAATTATGAGTAATTGGTAAGACACTATTAAGCCCATCTCCAAGTTTAAATGAAAGAAAATTTTCTAAAATTCCAGACGAGCTTGCTTGCTTAATATAAATTTCATATTGCTCTGAAGAAGGTGGAGTATTAAATTCTAATTTAATATTATTGTCATCTATAACTTCGGCATATACAAATTGAACAGCGTCACCGGTTGAGATTTCTTTTAGAGCAAAAGCAACATCTGCATAACCAATTCCATGATCAACTATTATTTCGGTATCAATGCCATTACCAATACGGCTAGAAAAATCGTTACTTTCTTCGTTATAATATATTGTAACATAATACCCACCAGGAGACGCCGCCGGTTCTTCAGCAAACGTTAGTCTTAATATATCATTATTAATATAAGTGGCATTAGGTAAAACAAATTCGTTAGTTTCTAAGTCTCTAACAGAGAAAAGTAACTTATCATGCGAAAGGTTATGACTTATATCTTTAATCCAATATGAAGTGCCATTAATGTCGGTTTCAATAGTGTCACTACCTTCAAAACTTTCAACGTAACCATTAGTAAATTCTGTTATATCAACTTTAAAAATATAAGCGCTATATTCAGAAATATTTGGAGCTGAATCAAAATTAAAAACAACAGTATTTAAATCGGTAACCTCAGTATGCGCATAAACAGAAAGTTCCCCTGTAATATTATTCTTAAGTAAAGGAACGATATCATATGTATTAAAATTATGTATAACAGATAAAGAAGTATCTATTGAATTACCAATTGTAATTTTTTTGCGATCTCCAGCATCAATCACTTCATTTGTATAATCAGCCCAAGCATTAAGATCAACAATAGGAGTTTCATTGGGATCAATAATACAAGTATAGGAACGAGAAAAATCATCAACCGATGTATCATAACTCCAACCGGCAAATCTAGTATTATTATTTTCAACAGTTCTCCCAGGATTAAACTCTAATTCAGTCCCACCAATTGTATAATCTGAATATCCATCGGTATACGCGCCATGCTCTAGGTATTTACCGATTCCTCTATAAATATCATCCCACCGCTTTACTTGGCCATAAGGCTCGTCCGTAATTAAAAGCGATATTGCATATGATGCGTAAATCGCTTTTAGGTTATATTTAGAACATTTAGAATTAATCGTGTTTCTTAAATATTCAATGTAATGTACGTTACTATTATATAAGACAGTAAATACATAAACCAGTCTTAAATCAATACATGGCTGGAATAAAGGACTATGCTTGCCAACCGCTTTTTCCCAATCAATACTTTCCCAAAAATCGCAAGGATCTTCTGGCAGTTCTCCATCTTTTAGATATTTTGTTAATACTCCACACCCGTCATTCCACATTGTTTCCAACGCAGTATCTCCACCAATTGCACTAATTGTTAATGCTGTGAAAAACTTTAATCCGGCTGGGTGAACGAATTTTTTAAATTCGCTTTTCCATTCTGCGGCATCTCGGTTACTACTGATTAAGTATGAAAACTCTTGATATCTATAGCTGTCTCTTAATTTAAATTTATCAGATGATACGGATTTATCATTACTTGTATCGAAAATAAAGTCCTTTGGATATATTAAGGTTACAACTTCATTATAGAATATTTTAAAGAATGTATAAACGCTTTCTTCACTACCTCGATTAGTATAATAGTTTGCAATTATTTTAAAAAGCCTTTGCCGATCTAATGTTTCAGATTGCGGAATGTTCGGAGCAATAACTCTTTCAATTGCGTCTAAATATTTTTCACTTGCTAAATCAATATCATGAGATGATATTAAATTTGAAATTTCAAAGGAGGGTCCTAGTTCAGTATTAAGATGTTTATAATATTCTTTAATTAAGACTATAAGTTTCTTAGACTCACTTTCAAAAAAGTCAGGAAGAACATCTGATGCAGAATAATTTTCTACAGCCTTTGAATTACCACTAGCTACGCTTTGAATCATTTAATTAACTTCTTTCTCTTGGGAATGCTTTATAATCAATTGACTGAGTAACTCCGCCTCGAGCGATTTCATCAGGATTTGCAATTATCCTCGTTGAAGTTTCATCAATCCTTAAAAGGAAGTTTCTAGTTCCAACAACATCATTAGATTTAGGATGCACCATTATTTTTAATTTAACAGGATTATCTGCAAATATAGAACGAAGCTTTAATACACCGGTATCTAAATTTAATTCGCCAACATCCCTAATCTTAGTAATAGAATTTTGCTCGCCCCTCTTATAAAGAAATATATTTCTTTCACGAGTTGAGTTTATTTTTGCTTCATCTCCTAAAAATACGAGCTCTCCATTTTCAGTCCATGGAATGTCTGATGATGTTTGTACTAAAACGGTTCCATCATCAACGGTTAAAGGAACACCAAACTCAATATTAAATACATTTTGGCTATTATCATCAGGAATATCAATTGTTTGTTGTACAAATACCCTAACGTGAGTATTAAGAATAGCACGTGACGCATTATCAACTGCTCCAACAAATTGAGAATACCTAAAGATAGTATCAAACTTATTTAAAACATTATTGTTATAAGGTATTAATACCTCTCTTTCAACAACGGCCTGCATTTCATTTGTTACTAAACTCGTAATGTTTGTATCATATTTAAATAATACATCAAGAACAATATTAATATATTTTGCATCAACAATTTCTGGTTGAATAGATAGAATTTTTTTAGTATTAAGATAATCTACTATTTCTTTTTTATTTAAATTACTAAGCTTTTCATATTGTTGGCTATTAGAAAAGCTATCAAGCGCAATGAAGATTTTACCATATTGAGGAGGAATGTTGTCTTCACCGCCCCACACACTTGCGCTTTGAATATATCCAAACTTAGAAAGAATTAAGCTTCGATAATCATCTGCAGTAACCGCTCTGTTTTGAGTAGTAAAAGAATTGGTTGAATTAATCTTTAATTCATTATTTGATTCTTTAACAGATCCACCAAAGACTCGAGCGTTATCTTTAATACCTAATGAAATTGGTTTTCCAATAGGACTATTATTATCATTAATTTGGTTAACTGAAAAAGGAGAGTTTAAACCATTTGCCGCCGTTCCCTGGGTGGTTAAATATTCAATTTCAATAACCTGGCCAGAAGTAAGGTTTTTACCAAAAACGCCATTACCGAAATATATTTCATATCTTCCAAATGAATTTTCAAATATAAAGTAAATTGTAGAATCTTCATTTACATCGCCAATATTAGAATAACGATTAAATACAACGGCGCTTCCTTCACTTTTGTTTGTTGTAGGATAAACCCTAACAATAAGAGTACTTAAATCGACGTCTTCATCTATAATTTCATACCTAGATCCATCGTCACTAGCATCTACAGCAAACGTTCTTGAAATTAAGCTGCCTTCTCTTGCAACAATCGGGGAATCCTCTGTCGTTTGATAATAAAAACTTCCGTCATCTGCTATTTTTTCAAGACGAATAATATCATCGAGAACAACAAAATTAAATGATTCTTGGTTAAATTGAGATGAAAATATACTACCCTTTGGAATAACATATTCAATCGGAGAGTCTTCTTCTGCTTGAAATTTACCGTCAAGAATAGCAATTGGCGCACTATAACTACGAGGAACATATCCTAAAAGTTTTGCAGAACTAACAATACTTGATCGTATTTGCGCACTATCAATAAAGCTTTCATTAACTGCCATGTGAGCGGTTACCGCATTATAATGAGTATTATATGCTAAAACATCAATCAGATTATTTATGTTTGAACTTTCAAAATCCCAGTCAGTCAATTCGGACTCACCATTTTTGAAATAATCAATAATGTTTTGTTTAATAGTTTCAAAATCTAATTCTGAAACTTTTAGTTGTTCTCCTACTTGTGCCATAAAATTATCTTAATCTGTTTAATGTAAATGTGACTTCTTCATCTGTATCATATCCTGCTATAAATACTATTGATACGTCGTAATCTGTATCAAATTGTCTTTGAAAAACTTCAACGCTCTTTATTTTTACTCTTGGTTCGAGTCTAGATAAAGCAATTTTGATTTCGCTTCTAATAGAAATTGCCGTAACCGGAGTAGGATGTTCAAATAAAAGGGTTTGTATTTTAGTCCCAAATGAAGGATTAAATGCTCGTGATCCTGCTGGAGTTAAAATAATATTTCTTATACTATTTTTAATAGCGTCAATATCGGTTGCTAAAATAACTCTGCCAGAAATTGGGTGAGTTAAACTATCACTAATATCACTATAATATCTTTCTGAAATAACCTTTGGCGAATAACCAGGTGAGTTAAAGTCTGACAGAATGGTGTTCATATATTATTTATTTATAATAAAAAATTAGCCCCACTTTTCCTGGGCGGTTGTATATAATGATGATACTTGTGTTCCACTTGAATATAAGTATGCTTGAACGCTTTGTAGTTGTGTTTTACTATATGCTTCAACATGTTCAGCTCCAACATATAAATTTAATAATGAAAAATCTTTAATTCCTTCTGCAGCATCAACAACCGTAACTAATCCCTTTGAGTTTATTCCAGCAGGATCATATATAGAACCATCTCTATTCTTTAATTGTAAAACGGTTCCTCCTTTAAACTTAGTGCTTGATACACTATATCCAGATTTTAATTCCTGATTATACACGCCGATAAACATTGAATTATAACTACGAGTTCCCAATTTAATTCCAAATTGGTTACTTAATCTATTAGTGTCTTCTTCAATATTTTTATTTCTTTCGTCAATCCAATAATCAATTAGTTTTTGAGGACGATCTTCAGGAGCTATTAAAAGGAATCTTAAATAATTCCAATCAGGACCACCATAGATTGTTATACCAGTTGATGCTAAAGCACCTATTGAAACAGTTCCCTTTGTTATTTTACTATCACCCGCCTTTTTATTTGATGTTGGTGAAAGAATATTATCAGGAATATTAAAGAAGTTATTACCAGTCCATGATTCAGGGCCTTCTTCCGCTTTTTTAATTTGAAAGTGTTTACCTATTATTGAGCCATCTTTATTTCCAAGATCTGTTAATTGAGTAACTCTAGTTTTAAACTCTTTCTTATCTTCTGAACTCCATGTTTTTTCATTCTTTCTCAGTTCTTCATCTGCTGCTTGTTGTAAAGCAGTTATAGGATCTTGACTACGTTCTGTAGCATATGGTAATACCTCGGGCGCTCTTGTTCCTGCTAATGAATCATGATAATCCCGCCCAATAAATTGTAAACTTGACATCATACTCATTCCGCTTTCAGTCTTTGAGACGTTTGTTTTATCGTTAACAACATCGCCCATTCTAGCCATCGCTTGTCGATAATCGGCTTTAGCTTCTTCAGCCGCATAGTTTACATTAACCGGTGGAGTAAAAGCCGGAAAGGGTTTTGGCTGTTCATTTAAAAATTTACCTGGTGCAGGAATTTCTTTTGCATTACCATTTGCATCAACTTTAAAATTAACCATACTACATGGATCAAAAGATGTAATGTTATCTACTAAACTGTTTAAATCTTCAACAGCATCTCCGAATTTTGATTGTATATTCGCAATAAGTGGAATCCTTTCAAGAATACCGGCGCCAGCCGCTTGCTTTAATAAGTCAGATAAGTTCTTTTCTTTTAACTCATTTATTTCATCACCCATCTTTTTGACGGTGTCAGACATTTCTTGCATCTTAGCAATATTTTTACTTAAGTCTTTAGCTGCTGGAATTTCCGAAATTGCTTTTAAAACTTGCTCTTGCGCATTATCTAATACAAGATTATCAATATCCTTAAAACAATCGCCGGCGGAAGATACTTGAGAGATAGCTTGATTTAAACCTATCCCACTTAGCTTGTTTCCAAACCCATTTACATTAATAGCCATATTATTTAATTATGCGGGGCCTCCAGTTGAAGAACCGTGAACTCCACCATACGGATGGATGTGTGATGATAGAGAAACAGCCGGACCAAATACATCTGCGTAACCGGTAATTTTTCCATCTGCTTCAAGAGTTGAGTGGTTTTGTTGTGCAGCAGCAACATCAAGCTGATCAAGCAGCCATGTTTTTTGTTCAACAAATAATTCACTACCTGAAAAACGAAAAGTGCCGCCGCAATCAAAATTAATACCATTTGCTATTCCAGCGTCAAAGGATTGTCCTGCAAGTGTTATTGCTCCATTAGGAACAGCCGTAACTTTTGATCCATTAATAACCTGCGTATCATTTATACCAGTGAATCCAACTTTATTACCGGCAACGTAAGAATTAAATTCTGATCCAAGTACTTTATGACGATGAGCGCCATTAATAGTTTCCTCAGCATCAGCATGAACATTTAATTTATAATTTTGTCCAGTCTTTAAACCAACATCACCCGTAACTGCTTTAAAATCGTTTCCATCAACACGAGTATCAACATTACCTTTAACATTAACATTCATGTTTCCTCCAACATTAATATTTAAATCATTTGTTACATTTAAGTTACACGAATCGCCAATAACAACTGTAACGTTACCACTTACTACAATTGTCTTATCTTTAAATACTGCAGTGTAATCATCGCCTTCTACAACAACAGTCCTTCCACCTTCTGGAGTAAACTCCTCAAAAGTTCCGCTGGCGTGAGTTCTTTTAATTCTTTCAACTGCTAAAGTATTATCTTCAACAAACTGATGGCCACCTAAGGTCTTCCTTAATGATACGGTTTGAGAGCAAGACTCTAAGGCGCCCATACTCGTAGGCAAATTAAATTCGATTTGCCCAGGAGAAATGTTTTCAGATTCTGCCATACTCTTTATTTATTTATGCAGTTGGAGTCCCGGGTTGACCAGTTGCTATAGTTCCACTTGGAGCCATACCGCCCCTCTCAGGCGATGCTGCAATTGAAATTGAATCTGTAATTAAACTTAGAGCTCGTTTTTTAATATAAACGCCATGGCCTTCACGTGATCCTGCTGCGTTTGTATTACCTTCAATGCATTGCACATATCCGCCATTTGAGTTTTCAATAGCCATACCAATATGAGAAAATTTAAAAACAACAATGTCACCCGCATATACGGTTTGAGGATTAACTCTGCGTTGAGCAAGGTGAGGGTGTTTATTAGCCCATTGCCTATAAGCAAACGCACTAGCGGTCTTTGGTCTATCTTTATCTTCTAATACGCCTGTTTGTTCTACAATCCATGTTACAAATGCTGCACACCATGGCTGACGACTAGAATAACCATCCCATCCGACAGAATCCCAATATTTTTGCAGCCCTGGTCCTTGATTATTTCCACTTGTTTCTCTTACTTGTAATTGGCTTTTACAAAGTGAAATTATTTTTTCTGCTGGACTACCAGCTACAGTCGCCGGAGCAGGGAACCCATCCCATCCACTATTGGCTCCAACAAAACCGCCTGTTGCCGCAGATGTTCCACCACTCACTCCCATGCCGGTTTCACTATTGGATTTAGGGTATGCTCCAATAATAACAAAATCTTGATAATCACCCGGGTCTCTGAAAAAACCAGTTACCCATGATCCTTTAATTAGTTGAACATTGGTAGAGCCAACGCTAGCAACACCGGCACTATCCACTGGAAGTAAACATGTAGCCCAAGGTAAATCTTCGGTTGGAAGCGCCAACATATCGGTTGTATGATACTCAAGGCATCGAGCTTTTACTCGGCCCATACTTAATGGGTCGTTAACATCTTCAACCACGGCTGTTGCAAATCCTTCTATCATATTAATTTATTTTTTAGTTTGCAGCGGTTTAATTAATTTCAATTTAGTTGTATATTCACCATTCTTAAATATATGAATAGCAACTGCAATTGTATAATCGCCTGATAAATTTGAATCTAAATCGGTTATACCAACTTTACCGCCATCTATCGACTTACCGCCATCTGCCGCAGGAATATTAATTGTTATTTTTCTTCCTGGATTTAAATTAAAATCTCCATATAAAGTACATGAGTGAGAAATATTTTCCGATAAAGATTTAAAAAACATTTCACGCTGACTATAAATTTCTTTAATATCAATCGTAGTTAGCGTCCCGGGCGGGAGGTCTTCATATAAAGGAGCGGGCTTATGTAAAAAGATATCTTTATTTTTTGCTAAGCTCTTCGCTTTAAAAGCGTCATTAATGATAGCTTCTTTAATTCCTCCTGTGGCAGATGAAATAATACCTGTAAATATATTGTTACTTTGTTTTTTATTATTTTGAGAAGAGAAACTAAACGTGCTACCAAGCGTACTTTTATTATTAATAGTTTCTTTATATTTTCCTTTTTTATTTTTTAAAATTTTAGTAACCTGAGATTGAAACTTATCCATTGAATACTTAGGATCGTTAAGTTCTTCTGAAGGAATAAACAAATTAGCGTCTACCTCTTCAGCCGCAACGTAATTCTTATCATATTCAAAAACATTTAATTGGCTGCCATAACCGCCTTCGCTAATTTCTTTTAGCTTATTTAATTTTAAAGATGACGAAAAGGATATTATTGTGTGTAATACATCCTTTTGATATTCATCAGTTCCAGGCTTTCCTTCAAAAAACTTTTTATAAACATAAGGTTCTCCTTCAGCCACTGTGTTAAGAATCTTTTCCCATGAAGTAATTAAAATCTTATCTTTAAATTGAGTGTTTATTGTTTGCCACATAAAGAATGGGCTAAACTTTAATTGAGATCCGCCTTCATCAGAAAACGCTTTTGATAGGACCCATGAAATTGCTTGTAATGGAGTCTTCTTTGTTAGAACTGTTTTAATTTTATGAGGGCATGTCCCATTAACAAGAATATTACTTTTTGGAACTCCTAATTTACTTTCATATAATTCTTTAACAATATCAAATATGTTTCCTTCAATAGATTCAGATATCGTTTGAATTTTACTGAAATAGCCAAATGGTGTTATAAAGATAATATCATATTCTTGAATGTGAATTCCATCAGCAGACTTTGTATATGTTGGATATTCTAAAGAAACTAAAGTAAGATCAATTGATTGTTGATCATTTGCGGTTTTCTTTATTAATGATAACTTTAAAATTTCCTTTCCAGATATTTTAAACTTTTGGAAAAAATCATCGTCATCTGACACTGAAATTTTACATGTAATAATAGGAGAGTATATTTCTTCAATAATTTTAATAGATGAAACAATTTTACTGAAGTTTTCTTCTTCAATACCATCTTCATTGATTAAAACCATTTTAACGATTTCATATGAAGCTGGCACTGTTGAATTACCATCAGCATCAAGCGTTTTAGGACTATGGTTTTCAGGCCGATCCTTATCTACATTTAAAATTCCCATTTATACTATGTTAGTAAAGTTCTATATTGATATGTTAAGTCAGATAAAGATTCTTTCTTAGGAACAATAATGTCTTTCTTGCGCTCATTAATTATTCTTTCATATTCAATAAATGTTATTTCTTGAGGAAAAGATATCTCTTGATTATAGATTGCATTAGTAACTACATCATAATGAGAAATTATTTTTTGATTTAATAACGTTTCTCCTTGTACAAAATTATCATAATATTGATAAGACGCGTTTTTCAAAAATTCGTGAGATAATCTGATGTTATAATATAAAGGAATAAGAGTTTTGCCACCTTCGGTTATTGTTTGATTAAATGTAGATTCTTCAATAATTTCTAACCATTCTTGTCCAAGAGGCGAGCTATCTGCTTCTAAATATATAATTCCTAATGACTCAGGCTGAAAAGCATTATCAACAATTTTATTTCCGATACCTAATTCCGTTATATAATTATTTGTTCCTTTTTCAAGTATAATACCAAATCGGTTATTATCAACATTTTTAATTTTTAAATCGCTTTTCTGAAGGTCATCATTAATGTCTTTTACATATATATTAATAGAAGAGTAATATTTTTTATTAAGAGGTAACTTTTGAAAGAAATAGTTCTGTGAATGCCTTGTAGAATTTGATATAGTTGGCATCGGCTCTGGACAAATAAAACTATACCCGTCATATTCAGATTCAATCATTCTATCAAATTGAGAATTAGAAAGAGGCCAACCTTCTATACCATTTCTCAATGAATTATTATATAAAAAGAAAAGCCAATAATATTGTGGATCATTATATAAGTTTAAAGAAACAGTGTCGGGCCGTTCGCCATCTTTAATTGAATATTTTAAATAGCGGACGCTAGTTGATTTATCTTTAATGATAATGTTTTTAGTAATATCAATAACTGTATTAAAATCGCCTTTGCCGCTAAAGTCGTATTCGACGGTATCAAAGTAATCTAAATATTTTATTTTTCTTGGTAAAGCCATGATGATTTATATGTAATAGTATTAACCAATTTCCAAAATATCTTTTCGAGTTAGAGCCTTGGTCTCTGTAAAAGTAAAATTAATATCATATTCAACAGGGTTACCATCTTCAAAGAAAGCGTTGGCGGCGCCGTTATATGTTGTTGAAAAAGACGTTAAATAACATTCTCCAAAATTTGGAAGGTTTGGTGGTTGCTTACCATTCAATACTGCGTATGATATACTCCATTTTGGTGGATATTTTAAATATAATAATTCGCCTTCAGGGTATAAATTAATTCTAAATAAGTCAATAATACTTTTAATTGAGCGAGATTCTCCTTCAGAAAATGGAACTAGTTTATATTGAAAAGAAAAGCTTCTAACATTAGTTCCTGTAAATTCTGTTGTTGTATTAGGATTAGCCGCTACACCTCGTGCAATACCAAAAGCTTTTCCAACATTACCCAGACTACCTTTAAGAAGCGCTGTAGCAGTATTACCAGCGCTTTCAAGACTCCCAACATTCGCTCCTAATTGTTTTTTAACTTTATCAACCGCTCCTTTAACTTCACCTGATCCAGAAGATTCAAAGGTATTTAACGCAGTCCCACCTAATGCTCCTAATTCAACTCCTCCGTAATTAGCAGAATCTGATATTTGTAAACCAACAGGACCTGGGAAAGTGGCAGATCCATTTGTGCCTCCGCCACTTCCTCCTTGTAAACAAGTAAATGTTATAACTGGTCTTCCGCCTTGCTCTTGAATGTTTTCTGGAAAATATAAGCTCATATAAATACTATTATTATTATTTATAAGGAAAGATGAAGTATTATTCTGGCAGATTTAGACCAAAGAACATTCCTAAGTATGCAGGAGACTATACTAAGATTAAGTATAGATCACATTGGGAAATGCAGGTTTTCAAGTGGTGCGACACTCAATCTCAAGTTCTAAAATGGAGCAGCGAAGAAGATATTATTCCTTATCGTTGCAAAACAGACGGAAAACAACATAGATATTTTCCAGATCTTAAAGTTACTTTTAATACAGGCGATACTTATTTAATTGAGATTAAACCAAAGAAACAAACCGAGGAACCAAAGGTTAGATCACGTAAAACTAAAAAGTATATAAATGAAGTGACCACATATGCTAAGAATATTAGTAAATGGGAAGCTGCTGAGAAGTGGTGTAGCAAGCGTGGATATAAGTTTGCGATTTGGACAGAGGAAACAATTAAAGGTCTAGGAATAAAGCTTTTAACCTAAAATTATAAATATAATATATGGCAAGCACCTTTGAAAAACAATATGATAAAGCTATTGCAGCTGGCATCGGCCCATATACAAAGGAAAGCAAAAAGTGGTTCTTTGATAACTTAAAATATCTCAGATCTGTTAGAAACCCAAGGCGGATTATTACAGATGACGCTTTACTAAAAAGACCAAAAATTATACCTGGTCGAGTGTTTATGTATGGGTATGATCCAAAGCATGCTAAAACACTTCCCTATTATGATACGTTCCCTTTAGTAATACCGGTGAAGACTGTTAAAGATGGCTTCTATGGAATAAATTTACATTACCTTCATCCTTATGATAGAGCAAAACTGTTTGATCGAATGAGAACATTTATGCTTCAGGAGGTTGATGAAAATACAACAGGTTCTGCCGTAAGAACAAAATTTAGAGTTTCATATGATAAACTAAATGATAGTATGAAATTTAGATATTTTAAACCTGCATATAAAAAATATCTTTTTAGTCAGGTAAAAACAATTATGATGTTAGTTCCTCCAAAGTTCTGGGAGGTCGCATTGTTTATGCCAACCGAAAATTTTCAGAAAGCAACAAAAAGAAAGGTTTGGAGAGATTCAAATCGTAAATTCAGAGGAAACAAATAATAAAATAATATGGCTTCAATTAATAAATTAAAATCTATCTTTAATAAAAGAGGTCCTGCGCTTGCTAATCGATTTAAACTTGATTTTTCAGGAATGGCGACTTTAAGTAGTAAATTAGATGCAACAACAGAGGATCTTAGAGAGCTTTCTTATTTAGTTGATTCTGCATCTATGCCTGGGAGACAACTGCAAACCTTTGGGTATGACTTGTTTAGACATACATCTGAAGTTCCAACGGGATATGTTAATGAAGGATTTTCGGTTGAGTTTAATATGACAGCCGATATGATGCCTAAGCGCGTATTTGATAGTTGGATAAATCTTGTAGTAGATTCTGAATCATACTTAATGAAATATGAAAAAGAGTTTAAATGTAATCTTCATATTATTCAAACCGATATGGAAGATAAGAAATCATATGTGTTAGAACTAGATAAAGTATTCCCAAAAACAATTAGAGGAATTTCATATTCTCAAACTTCAGCAGACTTAACAAAGTTCGGAGTTGAATTTGCATATAATGATATTCGCATATGGGATGAAAAGCGCTATTCTGAAGTTAATAAATTAGCGTGGGATCATGATAAAGGCGGTAATTAAGCTTTATATATAAATTATATGAACTTACCAAAAATAACTACTCCAAAATATTCTCTTACCATTCCGTCAAATGGTAAAAAAATAGAATTTAGGCCTTTCTTAGTTAAAGAAGAAAAGCTATTATTACTAGCTCAGGAATCTAAAAAGACTTCAGAAATTACAAAGGCAATTAATGACGTTATTGGGTCTTGTACATTTGGAAATATTAATTTTAATGATCTGACAAACTTCGACGTTGAATATATTTTCCTTAAGTTAAGAGCAAAGAGCGTTGGCGAAGTCGCAGAAGTTTCTGTCAAATGCAAACATTGTGAAGCATCTAACGAAATTGAAATTAACTTAGATGAAATAGAAGTTAATAAAAAAGAGCCGTTGCCTGATAAGGTAATGCTAACAGATAAAATTGGTATTATCCCACGTTATATTTCAGCCGCCTCTTTAGGCGTAGATGTTGGAGATGATGTTAATGATATGTTTTCATTTTATATTAGAAGCGTAATTGAAAGCATTTTTGATGAGAATGAAGTATATCCAATTTCGCAAACAAGTAAAGAGGATTTAGACGAATTTATCAATAGTCTTAATCGAGAGCAAATGAGCAAGATCGAAGAAATTATTGAATGCGCGCCAAAGCTTGAAAAGGAAATACAATTTAAATGCGTTAAGTGTAAAAAAGATAATACATATGTTCTTTCAGGCGCAGAGAGTTTTTTCTAGTATGCCTCTCTCATGAGTCTTTGTTTAATTATTATAAGACCAACTTTGCTTTAATGCAACATCATAAATATAGTTTAACAGAACTTGAGAATATGATGCCATGGGAGAGGGAAATTTATATTTCCTTATTACTTGAATGGATAAAAGAAGAGAACGAAAAGCAGAAAAATCAATAAAGATATCTATATAAATATAATATAGATGGAAACGCCAAGTAATACTAATAATAATACTAATAATAATTCTATTATAGGCCCTATAATTGCTTCTTTACAGAAAGAATTTATAAGTGGGCTTAATGAATTAAAGGGTATTGGTATAGCAACTTTAAAGAAAAGTGTTGCCAATAAAATTGAAACAAATACATTATTAAGTAGTGGTAATAAATTACTTGAGTTCATTGCTAGTGATAATCAAAAAAATGTTGATGCTATCAAGGATTTACAAAAGGATTTATCGGCATCATCTAAAAGTTCTATAGCCGCTATTAAAGAACAAAGTGAAGAATTCCAAGGGTCTATAGATAATTTATCAAAGGTTGTTAACCAACCCTCAATAATTAAAGAAACTATAGTTAATAATGATAAAGAAACTATAGTTAATAATGATGATAAAGAAACTATAGTTAAGCCTGCGCCGCTACCTAAAATGTTTACTGATAGGGCTTCTTTATTTAATGCGCCCAAATTACTAGATCCTGTTGCACAGGACAGAGGCCTTAAAGTTCTAAAAAAGATAGCCGAAGGCAACGGGCTTTTAAATGCAAATGCAGAAGAGCTAAAATCAATATCTTTACTAACTAAAAAAGCTAATAAGACTGAGAGCGACAGTTTTAGTTTTGAAAAAATGATGGCTAGGAAATTGGCTTTAAATAAAAAAGAATCCGAAGCCGAAGCCGCTAAAAAAGGACAAAGTTCAGGCAAGATGGTTAAAGAATTTATTAAAGATAACGGATGGCTTACTAATATATTAGGTTCTTTATCTTTAATAGGTGGAGTGATTGTTGGCTTTGTTGGCGAAGTGATTAGAAAAATAAAATCATTTAAAATTGTAAAATCAATTCTTAAAATTTTCGAACCAGTCAAGAATTTCTTTAGCGCTATTGGAAAAGCTTTTCGCTCTGCTGCTTCTACTTTCAGCAAAGCGTTTGACTTTATAAAACCCGTATTCAATTTCATTAAAGGGCTTGGGTCAGGCGGAAAAATTTCAAAATTCTTCAGTGCTATCTCTAAGTTTTTTAAAATAGGTATTAAAATTGGAGCAACTCTAGCCAAAAGTATTCCGATTATAGGCCAAGTTATAATGATTATTGAAGGTCTTGTTTTTGGAGTCATGGGCGCCTTTAAAGGTTTTACCGAAACTGAAGGTAATATTATTCAAAAAATCGCCGGAGGACTTATTGGATTTATTAAGGGTGCGATTGAAGGTGTCTTTGGCGGACTTATTAATCTAGTGATAGACGGTATTGGCTGGCTCGGTGGTTTATTAGGATTTGATAATTTCAAGGAAATGTTATATGACTTTGATATTAACAAATATATTGGTGTGATAATTGACGCTATTGCTATGCCTGCCAAACTCATCATAGATTTCTTTTCAGACTTCTCAGAAAACATGAAAAGAGTTGGCGGATTCTTTGTATCTATTGGAGATAGTATAATGGGTGGTTTAGAAAAAATCGGCTTGTTCTTTGAACCTATTATCAAAGAAATACTGGATGGTTTTAACGCGATTAGTTCGTTCTTTGTATCTATTGGAGAAAGTATAATGAATAGTTTTAACGCGATTGGTTCGTTCTTTTCAAATATCGGAGAAGAAATAAAATCTGTTGGATCATCTATAAAAGGATTTTTAAAGAACGGGGTTACATCTTTAGTAAAAACCGTCTGGGATTTCATTGTTGATGGCGTTAAAAAATTCTTTGCTATGTCACCTGTTGGTTTAATTTCAGGCGCTATATCTGGTGATGGTGCTCTTGAAAATATACAAAGAGAAGTACTTAAAAATGTAGTTCCTGATCCTAATAAAAAGTATGATACGTTTAGTAAGGAAACCTTAATGCTTAAGGTAATGCCTGATTCTTTACTTGAATTTGTTTGGGGTTCAAAACCATCTGCAGCTGAAAGCGTTGCAGCTAGAGGATCAAAAAAGGTAGCATCTGATAAGAAAGCGGCAGAAGAAAGCGGTAATCCCGAAGCAAAACGATTGGCTGAAGAAATAGCAAAATTAGAAGCTGACAAACAAAAATTCCAAAAACAATCTGTTGAACTAACTAAACAGCAAACAGATGAAATGGATGATTTCTTTGTTAATGACGAAAAGGTAGATACTCTTGGACAACAATCAGATGAAGCTCAACGAAAGTCAAATGAGGCTGGGCTAGAATTAAAACAAAAAAGAGAGCAACTTAATTTATTATTAAACGAACCTAATACATCAAACCAGCTTAGCCCTGATCAAATGGAAAAGCCCTCAAAGGTTGATAATGTTGGAGAAGCGTTATCAGAAACTGGCGCAATGAATGCAGCTCCAGTTATTAATGTTGTTAATAATAACGGAGGGAACGTAACTAATAATAGTTCACAATCCACGCAGAACACTATCGCCGAATCCACTGATAATGTTCTGGCTGGGTCTGCTATGTCTTTATAAAAAATATCGCCATCTAGTAATTAAACCAGATGGCGATATTGTAATTAGTTTTAAATTAGCTTTTGGCCAATTGAGCAAAGTAACTAAGTGAATCGTCGTCATCATCGTCATCGCTAACGTCTGATGATACTTCTTCAGTAGTAACTTCTGGTTCTGATTGAACCTTTGGAGAAGTTGGAGCAGAAGGCTCAGTGAGAACCTGTACACCATTAACTTCTTCAGCACCAAGAACTTCAATCAGCTTGCGCTTTAGATCGTCGTATGACTTATATGAAGATTCATCGGTGAATTCAGATAGACTGTATAGTCCATCATAAATTTCGCGAAGGCGATCTTCATCGTTATCAAAGAGAGGAGTACAACCGTCAAATTCTGACTTATCATAGTTCCTCCATTGTTCGGTGCGGATCTTCAACTTAAAGTTAGCGCCTTCCCAAAAATCAAATGGGTTAACTGCTTTCTCATCTTGAAATTGTGGCTGCATAACATCCATAATTTTATCAAAGATCTTCTTACCATACTTGTAAAGGAAAGTCTTTCCTTCATTGTCTGGGTTAGCTGGATCAGATACCACCAAGATATTTGAGACATAATGTAGACGGCGTTTACGTGAACGAGCGACATCTTTGTCAGCTTCATTACCTGTATTCCACAGTCGGCTATTAATCTCAGATACTGGATCATCTTTACCAATTGATGTGAGTGATTTCTCAATGTACCACCTGCCTGTTGGCCCTTGGAATCCATGATCCCAATAACGAACCCATGGCAAATCGTCTCCATCTTTTACTGGAAGAAAACGAATGATGGCATAACCGTTACCTGCTTTATCCACGGTAGGTTTCCACTCACGATCATCGCCGTAAGATTTAGTGGATTTACCTCCGACCTTTTCAGCTTCTGCGACTAGTTTCCCAATTGCGGCTGACCGATTTGCTTTTAGTTTATCAAATGACATATTATTTTATTTGTATTGCGTTGTATTGTTTGTTTGTTTCGTTGTATTATTATACACTAATTTTCTACAGATGTAAACCATAAAGTTCTAGTTATTTCTGCATACTTATTAATGTCTATCATCGGTCTAAGAAAAGGAGTATATTTCCTAACCTTAAAAGTAAGTTCAGAAGATATTCCCAGAGGGTCCGTTAACTTAGACTGAAGATCTGATGTATAAGATGAAATGATATTAAGAATAGTTATAGTCTCAATTGATACATTACCACCTTGCACCATTTTATATATATAAGGAACATCAGTTAAGTCTTTCGGTAATATCATCTCATCAAAAGTTTTATATGGAGATTGCTCAATTAGAGTTTTCATCTCTTCTTTATAAGTGTATTCGACGTTTTGCATTTTGGCTTTCCACCTATCATATGCGACATCTGTAAAGTTGCCAATCCATTTTTCTCCACTTAAAAGGTTAGCTAATGAGTATAGAATAATATCGTTTCTATATGGATATTTCCTTGCCAACTTTTCAAATTGAAAGCGGTTTTTGTTTTGTTCAAAGGTTTCTCTTTTACATCGAGGACCTTTAAAACTAAATTTAAATGCATCATAATCTCTTTCAGAATTAAAATGCAGCGACATTGCAGTCACTGTACTCCACGCATCCATCGGTGAAGTGCTAGTATCTATACTTAAGTTAATCATTTAATGGTTCTTCTTTAATTACCGCCCATTTAAGTGGCTCACGGTTCCTTTGATATTGATCCATAGACCATTTAATATTATTACTTTTAATACTAACGTATTCTATTAAATCAAGATTAATATATTTTACTTCAATTGTGCAGTCTTTCATTATTCAAGTGTGGCTGTATTAGATCTAGGTAAAACATTATTTTTCTGAGCTTCAACTTTTAGTTTCGTTTTCAATGGGCCTTCAATTAATTTTGCAACATCTTCTGGGTCAAGTTCTAGTTCTAAACAAATCTGGCACACGGCGTGAGCATATTCGATCTTATCTTTTAATACTAGCCTTTCTGTTTTTAAAATTAATTCTTCCTTTGTTATTGCTAATCCTATTGTTTTTTTAATGTCGGTTTTTTTCATTTAGTATCAAGTGTTCGTAGTATAATCATGTTTGCGTTTATTCTGCCATTCCCTTTACGGGGTTTTGTTTTAAGTGTTTCTAAGACCTTATCGATCTTTTTAGGAGTGGCTGATAATAATATCGGTAGAAATTCCATAGGCTTTCTAAGAGTTGTTATAATGCTTCGTTCTTCATCAAAACCTTTTAGAGAAGTTCCTTTTACTTCAAACCCAGCATTACCACTAGCATAATAAATTGACAGTTGGCGATTCTTAGTATTAAAGAAGTAAGCTCTCTGTGAAAATGGTAAGCTCGTTGGATCAACGCTTGTTAGTTGATATTCGCTTGATGCAGCAGCATACTTAAGTCTAGTAATTTGTTTATCAACAGCCTTTGGTTTTTTAACTCGAGGTTTACGAGTCTTAACTTTGCTTCGTGAATAAATCTTAGTATCATCCAGCATTTTTTCAAAGTTCTTTATAATCCTATTTAGTTGAGGACGACGTAACCAAGAATAACCTTCAACAACATATTCATCGGTTTTGTTATACGCTTCGTTAAACTCATCGAGATGTTTATTAATCCATTCAACAACATATTTAACTCCATTACCAGCAGCATTATTACTACGAAGTAATCTACCAATATCCATATTTGGAATTTTTGCAGGAGCAGTATCTGGTTTGATACTAATGATATCATCTAAAAGCATCTCAAGAGGAACAATAATATCTTCATTTATTTTATTCTCTACACGCTTTAGAGGTGATATCGGTTTTACTTTAGGAATATCTACCTTTGCTTCTTCATCAAAGATTCGCTTTGGATCGTTCATCATTCGATTAATTTCATAAAGCGAATCATTTAACTCTGATTTAATCCAGCTCTTAATGTTTCTCTTATTAGGCATTCCCATATTCAACATACGAATGAGTTTACCAACCGTACCATTGACATAGGACGGCGGAGCCACTTTAATAATATCAACTTGCTCTTTGGTAAAACCATTAGATGGCATCCAATCAAGAACCCACGGCTTCATTGTTTTAGAATCACAATAATAACCATAAAACCTTAACCCACGATCGAGCCGTTTATTATATTCTTTAAGGTCAATTTCAGATGCATCGCCCCATTCGGGTTCGTCACCAGTATACTTTGTATCTAGTGCAATTATTCGGCCGCGTTTATTAAATAGTCGTTGTGATGTTTTTGCCATAATGTTATTTTGTATAATATAATTATAATCTAAAATGAAGTATATGTAAAGGATAAAATAACCTTAAAATGATATATTGACATTTTCTTCTTCAATAACAAGGTCTTCAATCCTTTTTAAGACTTCGGCTTTCTTATCTGAATAATTGTTGTGTATTTTTAAGGTGTTATCCAAAGCGTAAATCATTCGAATTTGAGTTCTTTTCAAATCCAAACATATAGCAATAGATGTAACCAAGCACACAAGAAAAACAAAGTTTATTAGTAGTTGTAGTTTCATATTAGTCTAATCCGTTTTCGCTAAGCCAATCAAGATCTGATTCAAATGTGACGTCATCATCAGTACCAAACTCTTTTCTTTTGTCATAAACAATATCGCCATCCCAGAGCTCTTCAATATAATCGCCAGGGCAATCTTTAATTGCTTCGGCAAGTTCAACATTACTCATATCTTCATATGAAATTCCGTTGTTAGTTCTAACATCATCAAGGTTAATTTCAGTTCTCCATGTTGTGCAAAGGTGAGCGGTTTCTGTTCTTTCTACTATAACAGTAGTTTCACGAGATTCCATTAGTTCTTTACACCCATCATATTCCTCCAATAAGGATTCACTTGTTTCGTTGTTCATAATTTATTTGTTTTGTTTTGTTTTATTATATGAGATATTAATCTCAAAGTTTCTTTCTACTAGAAATCTTACCACTTCGTTTAAAGGCATACATGCTAGCATATAAGCTTCTTCTGGGAGTGTATCCATCTGCGTGAATGGATCGATGCTTTCGTCATTACTGCATTCTGATAAAACATCTTGCAGCATATTCCAAAAGGCACCAATCTTTTCATTTTCAATTAGGTCTATATCTGTTGGCATCATAATATTACTCGCCCTTTAATTCTTTTAGTTCTTTTTCAAGAGCTTCTATTCTTTTTGATTTCTCATTCCAATCCATTTCTTGCCAATCATCAGGATCTCCTCTATAAAAACCTCGCCATGAAATTCCATCAAGAGCTTCTTTATTATTTGTAAATATATTGGTTTCTAAATCAGGATCACTTTGATTTACAACGGCAAGATAAGTTTCAAAATAATCAGTATCTTTGCAGTCGCAGATAAGATCAGAGTCGGATATAAATTCATTTAAGTCTTCTTCATCCATTTCTAAGATATCGGGGCGTTCATAATCTTCAGCCATTTTTTTCAAATTAACTTTTAAAAGTTGCCCACGGAATTCTGTAAAGGATTCCCATTTTTCTATTATTATTTCGTCTTTATTCATATTAAAATATTTCTGATATTGTTATTAATAATGTGTATATTACAATTATAATACTAAACGCGATTGTCGTATCAATTATCCATTCTTCCATATTAGTATATTAGTTACTTACCCAAAGTGAAGTTTCCCAGTTTCTTCTTTTAGTTAATCCTTTGAGAGTTCTACCTCCGCCTTTATTATACTTAGGTAGCATCTTTTCTACGCTTTCATAATTTCCTGAGTTTAAGCGTCCAGGTTGATTTACTAGCATTCGCAGATTGCCTTGCCCTGCATTAAATGTGAAGGAAGTGAGGGCTGCCATTTGAGCTTTCGTTAAAGGTACCTTTACAATACGTTCTACATGGCTTCGTGCTTCCATAAGTTCATCCATTAGCATTTCCTCGGCTTCCATTTCAGATACGATTTTCTTAACTTTGGCATATTTACCAGTATGCCCATATCCAATGGTAGTTACTCCAGCAGCACATTTATAAGCTTTAGGTTTAAATCCTTCAAAGAACTTTACGCCCTCAACCATCTTATCCCAAGCTTCGTTTTCATTACGTTCGGCTTCATCTCTTTCAAAATCCTCGATGGTATATCGTTTGATTGTCGGTTTAACCAGAACTGCATAAATTCGTTTTGGCTTTACTAAGATCGGCTTGGAAATTTCAATTGGAGTAAAAATTTCGTTTGGCACGTGTGAAGCGGTATCTTCGGCGTTAAAGGTTGTAAAAATACTTCCTCCAACGATGGTGGTTAGCGTAATTAGCGTTTTCATGATATAAGGTGGTGGTGGATTGAGTTGGTTGGTGTCCCTCTCTGTAGTTATATTATACCATAAAAAGGCACATTTGTAAATAAAATAATTCACAAAATGCACATTTCACTCTACAACCCCCGTAGAATATAGGGTTTTCCCACTAGCTAAATGGGTCTCTTTTCTTTCTTTTTCGATGCGGTTTGTGATGTTTGTGCATTTCTCGGCTAATAATGTATGATTTAATAAACATAATTCCTAGTATAATCTGAGGAATTATCATGAGTAGAATCTTTATATTATTACTCAAATCAAAAATGAGAGATGATATGAAAAGAAAAACTGATATGAAAAGAAGGTTTAAAATCATGGCGTAAGGGCTTTATTTAATTATATTTATTTAGGTTTGTAAACTAAATAAGAAATTTTTAAAATGTAATGAAACCTCGTTTAAATCATATGATGATTTAAAGCCACTATTAAATTTTAATGTTATTGTATTATCATCTTCATATATAATTTCCTCTAATAATGATACATTAATAATAACGTTATCGGTTATGTTGTAAAAGGGCCTTGCCATTAATATAATTTATAATAAAAAAAAGGTGGGCAGGGCTGGATTCGAACCAGCGTACTCATACGAGAGCAGATTTACAGTCTGCCGCCTTTAACCACTCGGCCACCTACCCAATAATTATTAACTTAAAATGGCTCCCGAGGTAGGATTCGAACCTACGACCTAGTGATTAACAGTCACCCGCTACTACCGCTGAGCTACTCGGGAATTATACCTTTATTTGTTTCAGTGAATCCACTTATTACCACGCTTGCCTTTTACTAATTTAAGGTGTCTCGTACTTTCTTCAATATGAATCGATAATAGTAATATAACTGTAAACGTTAAATTACAAAATGCTAAGACAGCCAATAGAGAAAGAAATAGATTAAGTGTATTCATATAAAGCATATATGCTATGGGTAGTAATAAACAAATTACACTTAATACCACAGCAGATCTTAATATGAGTTTCATAATATTATTCAGTAATAATTTCGTATTTACCTTCTAAACTTAACAATGAATCACATGCTTCTGCAACATCTAGTAGTGTATACTCATAACAGAATTGAAGGATTCTGTCTTTAGCGTGGTTACGAAAGTAGAAGCTGTGGCCATCGACATAGGTGTGGCAGGCATCATACGCTTTTTTATTTTTAAACTTTAGTTGCATTTTCATTATATTTTATTTGTTGTGTATTGTTTTTTTGTGTTTTCAATTGCATGTTCCCAAATTACATCTGGGACTTTATTAGCTGGAAATTTTTGTTTGTTTATAATAACCGTATGTTGGCTTCTTCTTTTTTCTAAAACCTTCTTTGGCATAAAAGCAATCCTCTTTGAAAATTCTAGATTTTTTGTAACGTGCAGGCCAATGGATATATTTTCGTATTTATCGTTTTCGTAAAAATCTGGAATAAGTTCTTTAATGCCAAGTGACAAAATTAGTTTATCAATGTTTTCTATTTGCTCAAGATATTTGGCTTTTAAATCTTTAGCTGCTTCAAGAGCGGTTTTCATTATATTTTGTTTGCTGTGTTTTATTTTTTGAATGAGGCAGCAAACTGATTGATAGCGCGGCGGAGTTTGGTTTCTTCATTTTTCATTAAGCTCTTAATATACACGTCAACTTCCTCCTTACATACAAGGAATTGCTCGGCAAAATCTCCACGAAGAGGCAATACGCTGTTAATGTAATCCTGAAACTTATCATCATTGTTACCAATCGCGAGGCTTTTATCTATAAACTTTACTATCTTTATCATATTTATTTGTTTTCTAATTTTTCTTCAAGGGTGTTTATTCGTTCATTTGAATTATTAATCTTAACCGCATTTGCTACTGATGTAATGAATATCACCAAAAAGGCAAAAGCAACTAAAAGTGTTTCGGCGTTTTTTACTTTTTCGTCTCTCATTTATTTTCAAAGTTTGATATAATTTTAATAAGAACCATTCCAATAGCAATACCACTAATCAAAGGTATTACCGTATTCCATTCAATTATTGTCGCTATCATAAGTTAAACATGTGGGTTTTGAGAATCTTATCAATTAAGATATCTTCTGAGTTTGCAAGTCTAACCTTATCTGTCACTTCAAAAGAATGAGTTGTGTGGCAGGTTTTCTCTTCATATACCCATCCATCTTCTTCATTAACAAAGTATGTTGGTTTCCAATCGGTCTGCTTATATAGATAATCCCGAGTAACTTCTTTCTGTTGCTCATTATCTAAATTTATATTTAGTTCCTGTGTTGCTTTAATTACCATAACGTGTTTCTATTTAAAATTTAAATTCGTATCCGAAGACTGCTCCAATAGTATTATCTTCTTCTTCAAACGCCGGCATAACAAAAAAGTCATGATAAGTTGCTCTTACAAATGGAACAACAGGCGCAATTGAATATCCAGATACTATGCCAACTTCAATGCCACAGTTATATTTTTCCCATCGTTGTCCGACATATGCGCTAATTTCTTTTTCGCTATTATAATATACTCCAGTAATAATATCATCGTGTGTATATCTTATATGTGGATGTACTTCATTATAGTCTTCTTTTAATCCTACATGTAATGATAGCGCAATTATTAAATCTAACATATTAAATATAGTTAATTGTTGCTTTTAGATTTTTATAAGCATAAGTATGATCATCTTCAGTTGTAAACTTTTCAATTACAAACTTACTAGCTTCTTCTAAAGAATTAATACCAAGTTCATTATCTTCGGAAATAGATAGTAACCATGACATAATCATTTTGGAAATAAGGTTGTTATTATCAACTTCTTTAATATATAAACCACATACTTCTTCTGAATCACATGCTATTAGCACACCTTCATTAAATAGGTTGCCAACTATTTTTTTCTTTTGTTTTTTCATATGTTTAAAATAAATCGTCTTCTGTTACTGTTGTTTGTTCTCTGTTGCCAAGAGTTTTAGCGTGTTCTATAATATCATCTGTGGACGTGTTAAACCTATAGCTTTTACAATTCCTACATATATTAACGTGGTATTGCAAAATGGAATCACAACCTTCGCAAATCTTAAATAGATCAGGTGATGACATTATACTCAAAGCAACCATTTTTCTTTCATCACTCATACATATTATTGATGTTTGCAGCGATTTTGCTTTCTGCTATTTGGTCTTGAATATTACTATAATGTTCTAAGATAAAGATATATCTTTCTTTTGATAACCCGACCATTTCACGAGCACGAGGATCAAACATATTAAATTTACCAGTTAATCTAATGCGTTCATAATTACGCCAATCAACAATATCACGATCTGAAAATCTATTATTCATAATATAATAAAGTTTTTAATTAACTGCACCAATAAGTTTCACTTGCTACGGATTGTGTAAATGGAGTTTCTTCATCTTCAAGAATCCAATATTCTGACATAATGTTTTGAATCCATTTCTTACCATCAGGAGCTTCATCACGCCCATGAATGTAACCTTGTTCTACCCAATAAGGAGCAGTGTTTCCATTCTTACCTTCGTCGGTATATTCAGTTTTTTTGTTTTTCATAATAAAATTATATAGTTTATCCAAATTGAATCCAGAGCTTAGTGGCAAAAGTCTTAAATTGGCCTGGCTGATTTTTATAATGTGGGTTAATCCAATCTTCACCGTTTCCGACATATTTCACTGGCATATCGCCATCTTCAGAATGACCAACGGCGGTGTTATTAATAACAAGTATTTCTTGAATCTTTTTCAGATGCTTATCAACGAGAATGTCCATATATGGTTTGTTTTCTTTTTTCATATTATATTAGAGTTTTAATTATGCAAAAAGGATATCATATATACCATGCCCAATAACCTTAATATAATTGTCTTTGCGATTTTTAAGGTAATTTAATGCCTCGGGCTCAGTCGTTATAATTACATCATCGTCTTCAGCAAGTTCAATGATATCTTCAAGAGTATAAATTACCCATTTAGTTGCGGGCTCTGGTGTGGCGAATTCTGATTTCATAATATAGTTGGTTGTGGTGGTGATCCCCGCCTTACGGGGATCTTAGGAACTCTTAGGTTTGTTTTGCCGTTCCCTTATTATGATTATATTATACCATAAAAATGCACATTTGTAAATAAAATAATTCACGAAATGTGCATTTTGCTCTACAACCCCCGTAGAATATAGGGTTGAGGCTCATTAAAATATTGAGAAATACGCGTAAAATGCTTATCGTTTTACAGATATTTACATATTTCTTCAGAAACAGTTATTTTATATACGCCAATCTTTCTAAACTTTAACCAGTTGTATGATGATTCACATTCTTTATTTCTATTATAAAAATCAACTGCGGATTCTACATTAGAAAAACGAGGTGTATTAGGAATCGTGTAAGCATCATCGTTATGCCTACTAATAATTCCTTTTATTGCATAATGTTCCATATTAGTTCTTTAAGATTGCCAAAGGTTTTCTACAACATCAATTGTGATTTTTAAATCCTCGATTAATTTTTCAACTTCCATAATTTTACTATTAGTTTCAGATGATTCTGTATGGTCTTCTTGAGTAAATTTGTCAAAGGTTAAGTTCGAAAAATGCTCACGTTTTGCAAGCAGTCCTCGCAAAGTTTTAAAATGTTTATCGGATACCTTATTTAATTCATTTAAAATATCAGCTTTTAATAATTCTTTTCGGTTGGTTGGTTCTTTTGATTTCATAAGTGTAATCATTTTTAAAGTACGGAAGGCGGGAATCGAACCCGCAAGGACGTTACCATCCACCTGAGCTTAAATCAGGCGTGTTTACCAATTTCACCACTCCCGCATGTTTAATTATTTATTTACCAACATCTTTCCAAATCTTACCGTGAACATCCAAGTTACTACTCCATAACATTAGCTTTTGGTAAACAGGATAAAATGGTTTAACCAAGAAATTACAGTGTAAAGTATAACTAATAATATCACCGAGCCAGAATAAAATATAAGCTAATATAATTTTCATTATTTACCCTGCCCTCTATAACGCTTCAAATAGTTTTTACTCTGTTTCAGTTTTGAAGCTTGCGTCTTAGCATGAATGCCTTTACGTTTAATTCTTTTCGTGCTTGGTCCGGTTTGTGTATTCTTTGCCATATTGTTTGTTTGTTACATTATTAATTATATATTAAAATGTTGATTTGTAAATAACAAATTACCTTAATTCTTGTTTAAATAATCTCCATCGATCAGAGTCAGCTTTAACAGTTCCATCATTAATCTTGGTAATGATTTCCTTAACTTCATCAAATGAATTGTAAATGTATTTGTGAGGGAACATACCCATTACCCAGAACGGAGTCTTTTCTTTACCGCCTTCCATAATAATAAAGGTTGGCTTCTTACACCTAGCGGCCCAACTAAGTTCTTCCATAGTTCCAAACGTTGGTACCTCTGCGTTAAGATAACAAATGATAAAGTCTGCAGCGTCAACCATTGAAAGATCAAAGTTACGAACCTTCTTCATATGTTTAGCAACAGTATCATACCCAGTGTCTTTACTCCAATAATCAAGATGTGTCTCGCCCTTTTTCATTAAGCTCTCCATCCATTCATGAGTTTTCTCATCTTCTTCAGGAGCATTAATAAATGGTTTCTTATAAGGATCAAAGATCGTTACGTTAATTTCATTTAGAAATTCTGAAAAATCCTCTCTCCAATATCGTCCTTCTGCATATTGCATTGGACCAATCAGGTATGTTCTTGTCTTATTTAATACTGCCGTTTTCATAATCCTATTTGATCTGGATGTTTAATGCGCGATGTAGTACCTTTCTTCCATATTACAAAGCCTCCAACGTTTCTATCATCATCGCTTCTTATTGGTTCTACGGTTCCTGGTGGTAATGATCCTCCGCTAATAATAAAGCGCGGTGCCAGTACTCCTGGCTTTGGATCTGTTAATAGGCCTTGTGTATTGAACTCGTAATAGAAGCATGTGGACGTTTCTCCCGCCGGTTGTCCTGGGAGCCTTGCATCGACTGTTGGTATAATTAAGTCTGTTTGATTGCTTAAGCTTGGAATGAACCATGCTCTATTTGGTAGATACTTTCCCTTCTGTGCTATTTCCCAAAAGTCATCGTCTGTGTTCAATTGCTCATCTGGCCCTGCGTTTAGTACTTGTATAACCATATACCTTAGATAGCGCTCTCTATGAAGAGTGTTGGTTGGATCATTAGTACCATGAATAAGCAGCCGTGATCGCGATGGTCTTGTCAGTGCCGTTTCTTTTGCGGCCTGTGTATATTGCTGTGCTAACGTTACTCCTGTTGACACTCCTCTAGCCTTACTGAAGTTTGAAATGCCGAACGATCCAATTGTCATCAACGTTGCCATAATGCTAATGACGATGAGTAGCTCAATTAGAGTGTATCCTGGTTTATTCATTAGTGCTTAAGTTCTACGTTTATCATACCCTCAACATCCTTTGCCCACATTGTAACCATTATAACGTTTACTGTTAGTAATAGTACGGCTGATGCTAGTAGTAGTGACGATAGTGTTATATGCTTGTTTGTTGTTTGTACTATATCTACAGCTGGGGTTACATTTACTCGCACTGTCTCTTTTCTTAGTCGTATTTGTGGTGCTTTCCTTACTAGTGCTATTGTTGGTTTATCGTTCATCTTGTTTTACTAATTATATCAATGTTCCTCTGGTTGCACTTTATCAAACTCTGCTGCCTGTTTCTTTGCCTCTTCAAATGTGGTTAGCTTATGCTGCTCTCTGGATTCTCTCATCTCACAAAGCCTATTAGTCTCATATAGCTTATCCGCGAATTCCTTAACCTCCCTCTCTGACATTCCTGCGAAATAACCTCGCGCAAACACCTGTGTTAGATTATCAGTATCTTTATAATACTCTCTGACGCCATTGACCCAATCACGGGTTATATCTCGTAAGTTTATATTCATGTCCATAGTCTATGATGGTGCTTAATAATGGCTCTCATACAATCCTTATCCTTCTTAAGTTTTATAGCTTCAAGTCTGCCTACCTCTTTATAACACGCTGTTTGCTCAGGTGAAACGGTTATCTCATAATGTCCATCAACGGTTTCACTCTTGCTGAATAGTGTCTCAAGTGGCTCTCGTGGTGGGTATGCAGCATCTATCTGCTCATCTATATCACTACGACCAGTCTTAATCCAGTTATAGGCCTTCATTAGCTCTTTGTCAACCTTCATCTGCTCATCAGCATAGGACTGACTTACAAACTTAAGCTTAACTTCTTCAGCCCAATCATAACCAATGTCGTGTACCCAGTTAACTTTGCGTTCAACCTCTACATGATGCTCAAGGCACTTAAATAACATCCGCGGAATAAGTTCAACCTTATCACAATATGTATCAGGTATAACATTAGTCAACCACTCTTGCTTTGGGTGGAAGAAGCATTTGATCTTATACTGTAGGTCCCACCAGTAGTGGCTGTTGAATAGTAATTTTATTTTCATACTTGTAATTTTTTCTTCCTTTGCTCCCACGCGTCCTTATCATACTCGTTAACAGGCTCATACTCGTGGCTTGCATCTTGAACGGCTTCGAAAGATAATGTTTTAACCCACGATCCGCGCTTGCACAACACACCGTAGTTACCTGTAAGCTCACAACAACTACGTGATTTTTGTAATGCTGCCTCAGTTATACATTCAATGATTTTTAAAACAACAGTGTCGCATTCGCCATAGGTCATATAGATTCTCAATTGACCGAACTTCTCTTTAATTTGAGCGACAACAATATCCTCATAACCAAATTTAATACACACCTGATTAATCATATGTAATGCTTCATCAATAACATCATACCAACCATCTCCGCACTCCATTCCCCATGCTAAACATGTAACTCTAGGATCACCACCGTAATCCTTTAGAAGCCGAGGATATTTCTCAACGAGCTTTAGTTCTAATTCTTTTTTCATTTCCCTTTGATTTAAATTCTTTACCAGCTAACCACAAATACTTATCAACTTCTGCTAAAGAATATTCGTGTAAATGATTCTTTTGTATAAAATTATCCATCACTCTCATGAATGTTGGATAATCTCTTAGTTCTGGTTTCTTAAAGGTATCAAATGGGTCATTCTCATTAAAGGTAAACAGCGCTTTCTCAACAAATGAATCATATATTGAATATGTCTCTGGTTTATGGTGCGCGCAATATTTACTAGCGAAAGAATAAAAGTTTTTAGATTTACCGCTAATCTCACATTTTGCTATTCTATTAACTAAACTTAAATCACCAGTTAATAAATCTTCATCAACTTCTAATTCGTAAATATGTTTAGCAACGGAATAAGTATCAAAAATTTGAGTACTATATAAACTGTTTAGCGTGCATACTTTAATTAAGATATGCTCAAAGAAAGTATTTGTATTAAAATATTCTTGGAATAAAACATCTAAAGTTTTATCAATCCCTTGAAGTTTTTCGTTCCCTTTCCAATTATATAAATGTTGTTCAATCGTCATTTTCTTTAGGGAGTGATCCTCCATGTAGTGGGCAGGCTGTACTATATATAAAAGTGTTTTCCATTCCCATATAGCCTTTCCCATATTCGTTATCCATTACAGGACAACTACACCCAAGCGCAATCGCTTCATCTGAACCTGGACTTGGTATTTTTTTATCTTCGCTCATATTATTATTTTAACGATTTATTTTGTCCAATACAACTCTGGCTTTTTGATGCAGACTTTCTCTCGAATTACTAAATGTTCCGTTCGTCTTTTTAGATGCTACCGCCAAGTGAATAAAATCTAATAGTAATGCATGCTCTTCCGCAAGTCTAAAACATTCTTTTTCCAATAGGGTATCACGTTGTGTTTCATTATAATTTTTTATCATGTATATATTATATCACGTATAATAAGAAATGTAAATAAAATAATACAATTATTTTCAATAACGTCGATATGGTGATACACCACAACTTGGTCTTGTACTATTATAGATATGATGATTTCCTCTTACTCTATAAACATTGGGAGCGTGATAGAATCTGTGCCCAGTTGTATAAAAGGATGCTGGTCGATCGCATCTTCCATTATATCTATTGGAACCATAATAACGATTATTATAGTAACTATTATTCTGCCCTGCATTATACGCTAATGCTCCAACAGCAACTGCTCCAACAGTAGCTACTACAGGATCAACGGTTTGAATAGGGCGGCCATATCTATCGTATGATGTAACACAACTACATATAGTTATACAAATCAAAGGTAGTAGCGCGTATTTTATTGTTTTCATTTGTTTTGTACTGGTATTAATATTACTTTTTCTTTTTTAAGATTTGATACTAAAGTCGCTAATCCAAGTATGAATCCAAAGTCATACCATCCTCCATTATTATACGGCTCATAAATTAAAATGTTATCATTAAACAAAGAGATTAACCAAGCAATAAAAACTATAAAACCTTGTAAGAATCCAATAAAGAAACCGGCAGGAGCGCTGTTATCAGATCCAGCTGAACAAGATGTAAAAAGTAGTGTTAGTATTGCTAAGTAAATTTTCATAGTGTTGGTACATTCCTAGATAGATACTTATAAAGTTCATGCGTTTTCTGAATATCATATTCCGCATTGTGAGCTTTTGATTCGTCCCAACCAACTCCAGCGCTTTCGCAAACAGTACCAAGTTGGAAATTAGGCAAAGCTCCTCGAACTCGTTGAACAAACCATGCAGCAGCTTGCATTACACAAATCGGGGGATTCCAAAAGAGAGAACCAAAGTAAGGATCATCCGCTTTTTTCCACCACTCCCTCATAAACTCAGAATCAAACTGCGCGTTATACGCAATGAAGTGCATCTTATCTTTTTTATTATATGCGTCTACGTGAGTTTTACAAAGGTCTATAAACAGTTGACGAGCTTCCAAAGATCCAAGTTCTAATGAATTTAAATATTCAAGAGATGCTCCAGTTTTATCCAATGCGCCTTGTTCAAAAGTTTGTGTCTGAAAGGGCCTGAATGATAGAGTCATTTCATCCAAAATATGTTCACCTGTTGGGTCAGTAATAATTGTAGCCAATTGGAATATATCACATTTATTGCGATCAAGACCTGTTGTTTCAAGATCGACAAAACATAGTTTATGGTTATATTTGCTCATTTAATTTTTAAGATTCATCATATAAAGGGCGATTGAGATATTACACAGGAGCTAGTATATAATCCTTACCGTCAATATTAATGATATTTTTGCTTGGTATTGATGGCTGAGGAGCTTCTTCTTCAAATTCAATAACAAGATCAAGTAATTCCTCTTTACTGTCAGCAAAGGTTTCTTCAGATGGTTTTACAAGATCTGAAAATTCATCTGGCATATAGGCCGCGAAAAAATCATTCATTGATTCAATTTTAATAATATCGCCCTGTTCATATCGAACCCATTCATCAAATTCATTTGCTCTATACTCAAGAATTTTTACAGGCTCTTCTGCTTCATTAATAAAAGGTTGCCATTGGCCTGTCCTAGTATACCACAACTGCCCTGAATTAGGACGAGTTAAAACTGGTGCTTCTTCAATAAATTCAGAGTGTGAATTATTATTATGTAAACGACCAGTTAGTCTAAAGCTAATGTAAATTAGCGCCATTGCACCTACTACCAAAAATGATAGGAGTGTTTCCATTGTCATATAGTTTTGTATATTCATATTTAATCAATTTGTGTTTAGATACTGTAAAGAAAAATGTATTCCTTTTCCAACCATCTGTATCTATTCTATCACAAAAAAGGCTATTTGTAAATAAAAAAATGAATATATTTTACTATGAACTTGCGGCCCATATTAAGCCAATATTGGCGGTTCCATAACTCATCCATATTAAAGCCCATGGATAATCGCCTTTTAGTATGTAAGATATTCCTACTATTACATACCCAAGCATACACATTCCAACAATACAATTTTCAAGATTAAGCATCAGATTCTTCTCCTTCTATATATGATAATATTTCAGGAAATACGTTTCTTAAAATAAACCTTTCTCTATATGCAGGATCTTTAATAGTTTGCCAAGTTGTATTAATATCGGCTTCTGCTTTTAACCACTTGTTGTTTTCCCTTTCATAATCATTGCAAGGCTGAACAATATTAGGCAGCCCATCAAAGCCAACTCCGCTAATAGCACGATCCAAAAATAACGATAAACCATCATTATTCTTTAACCATTCAAACTCATTTTGATATCTTACATCAGTAATAATATAAACAATATCTTCGTTTGATAACTTATCGCTAACTTTATTAATCCAATGCGAATCGTCGATGACTCTTCTAAAGTCAGTTCCCCACCAAACTAAGAATGGGCGAATTAATTTCTTTTCTTCTTTATCAGTTGTAAAGGCACTAATGCCTAGAGATGATTTAAGAAACTCGTCGGTTTCATATTTTAATTCATCAGCAAAAGCGAAGCGTTTTGCTTTAATGTTGCGCTCTTTTAGAAGTTCTATTAGAGCGTTACAAAAAGAATCTTTACCAACAGTAGCGTTACCTGAGATACCAATTATTTTCATTAGATTTATTATACCACAAATTTGGTATAAAGTAAATCAAAAAATAACTAATATTTAATCCTTTTTCAGGATATTAATAGTACCTACTAAAGATGCTCCTGCTGTAATAATAGCTTCTGCTTGGTCTGGAGCAAGGCGCCACCCTAATAAAGTAGCAACAGTAATAAGACCACGCCATGTACTTTCTTGTTTTAGCCTTACCATAACGTCATCATTAAAAAAACTATGCTTACATACAACAACAGTTGTTGGCTCTTTTATTTCTTCTTTTGTTTCTTCACTCATATTTTTATCCTCCAAATTCGTGTCCAGCAACACGTTTCATTTGTTTTTTAAACTAAGCTTTTTGCTTATCTTGAGTAGATTTAGCAAGGCCTTTACCATAAGCCTTGCTTAATTTATTTTCAATAATATATTCTTTAAACGATAAAATCATTTATCATTTTTTTGATTTAAAATCTTATTAGCAGCATTAACCAAAGAATCATTACGATATTTTATATGCGGCACGTTTTCATTTACAATAGTGTCTTCCATTAGAGAAAGCAATGAAAGAACATATCGACCTCCGCTCTTACGTTGATTAAACTTGAGTTTAGTTTCAGGAGTATCCTTTGCTTTTACTGTAATATAATCTTTACCCATTTTCTTAATTACTCCAAAGTTAGTTTTATCACCAACCTTCATACTTAGAGCAAGTTTAGTAATACGAGCAACTTCAGCATTCTCTTCAAGCTCAACGCTCTCAACAATCTTTCCTTTAGTTAAATCAAGTATAGTGGCCGTTCCCATTTCTTCTGGGTTCTTTTTATATTCAGCGCTGAGTTTTTTAGCTTTATCAAGAGTTGGAGCCGTATGATAAACTTGTCCTTTATTATTAAATACAAAGAACTTATTTTTTGTTTTAGTTCCTTTAGCGACAGCAACAAACTTATCAATTGATAAATCCAATTCTACAAGATCAACGCTCTCAATCATTTTAGTATCTGCTTCAAGATCATCAAAAATTTCACCGGCCATACGAAGATGCTTATACATTTCATCGTACTTTTTATTAAGTTCTCCATCTGAAGCATCGTCAAGTTCTTTATTTAAACGACCTCCAAGTTTAAAATGACCCATGATATCATTAAAAAGTTTAGTTCCTTTTTTAAAGTTAGCAGTCTTTATATGACGTAAGCCTTCATTCAATTCAGCGTCTTCGCCAACTTCAACCTCTTCATTCCTCTTAAAATCTTTATATGCTTTTTCTGCTTTAACATAAGCTTCTTTACGAAGTTTATCAATAAATTTTTGAACTTCTTTTAATTGTGCTGGATCAAGATTAAGTTTTTCTCTTTTAGCAAGAGGTATAAAATCTTTCATGACAGAATCAAGATAACCATATGCAAATGGATAATTGATTTTACTTGCTTCTGATATATCTGTATCTTCATTAAGCTTTATACTCTTGATGTCTTTACTAAGTTGTGTCATTTGATCAGCAGTCAAGTGAACATAGTTATCTCTCACACTTCTTTTTCCAAGAGTTCCTGCACCGATTTGAAAGGCCGTGTTTCTGCCCTTTAAAGGAGAATCAAATCCCATATTCCATCGAGTAATAACAACACCCTTTTTATTATAAACCTCGGTTGATTCGTTTAAAGTTTCTTCTGGTATATAGTCAGACTCTTCTTTTACAAGTTCTAAATCTTTTTCCTTTGCACCTGCAGCTCCAAGACGATACTTTACATTTTTTCTATTAACTGGTGTAATATTATAAACGCCATTTCCTGTCATCGCAATCACCGTATGATCTTCTCCTTTGTGCGGCCCCGCCAATGCTTTTACAATTGACCCTACTTTAATTTTTCCGTTTTTCATATTAGTTTCCTTGTCTTTTTGATAATTCTTTAGCAGCAAGTTTTAATGCCTGAGCGGATTTAAAGAATGCGGTTGCAAACTCTTTACCAGATTGATCTGCGATTTCCTTTGCGGTCTCTTCTTGATACTTTGCAAGAGTTGAAAGTAGATCTTCAATTACTTCAGCATCAGAAATACCGATATATTGATCCATTATACGTTGAACCGTTTTGGTTTTTGCTTTAACGCGCACTTGTTCTTGAATATCTTCTCTTTGAGTTTTTTGTTTTGCCAATCCTTTTAAAATTTCAGCAGCAATCTTTTTTGCTTCGGGATTTGTATTAGACTCCTTTGGAACTACACTAATAATATTACCAGTCTTTTGATCAACTTCAATATCATAAAAATCGTTCTCTTCAGATCCTAATGTTTTTTCAAATAGCATTTTAGCTGCCGCGTTAATTAAATGTTTCATATACTCATTTATTTATTTATTAAACCCAATAAGAGTCATCTTTATAATCTGCAGGAATAGGAGACATAGCTTCAATCTCATCAGACTTAGTACGAATACCTTGAATTGTTGTCCATACTGCTTCCATCTCTGCTCTATCAGATTCTTGTTCAGTAGTAAGTGTTCCCCCGCTTTGAATAATCTTAGTGTAAGTTAAATCGGTTGCGATATGGTTCCGCTGTTTCCATTCTGGGCAGATGGCTACTATTCTACGACCCGCTTCACTCTTAACTGCACTTGGATCTATTGGATCATCTGGCGCTGGTGTGCCATCTACGTTATAGTTGTCGGCATACGTGCCATCGTCTTTACGAACGCATAGCGACCAGTCATTTTGGATGAGTTCTGGGCGAGAATCATCAACTGCGAATCTTTCTCCTTGAGGATCTATGTATATTTTGGGAATCATGGTTACGGTAGTTTTCATTATGTTTCTATCTTAGTTCGTGCCAAGTCCCTAAAGTGCCAAATATTATATTCGCAGCTTCGCTCCTGTAGTAGACCAGTGCAGGAGTGGTAGGTATTACAGCTTGAACGCTAATGATTTCGCTAATTGATGAAGCCACTGAATTGTCTATTATCAGCCCATCAAAGCGTAGATCTAAAGCGCCAAATTGTGCGCTCGCAGTGCCTCTGATGGCTGCTACAATGGTTCGCCCAGTAAAGTTATTATAATTGGTAAAGGGACTGCGAGCAGAAAGAACATCCACCCACCCCTGCCCGTATCCTAGTGGAGCGTTTCTAGCCTTACAGGCTAGTGTTACTGTGACACCACTGACATTAGGCTGCTCTTCAAGAGTCTTGTTTGCAGCAGTCCATGTCTTGTTAGCGTGAGCGTCATTAACTTCGACAAGAGCGCCACTGACAATGTTGGTTACGGTAAACGCCTTGTCGTTATTGCCAGAGGTTGATCCCGTCACCTCAATGACATCACCGACAGCCAGTCCTTCTAGTAGACCGACACCATTTAGTGCTATCGTGTTGGTTGAGTTGGTAAAGGTTGCTGTGCCTGTGACTGATGGTTCTACAAACTTACCATTGCTAATTATATTACCAGCACCGAACTTAGCATCATACCAAGCGGTTGAACCGTCCTCTTTTAAGTTTCCTGCCCACTGTATTTCTAGGTCGAGGTCATCGACATAAGATCCACTACCAGTTGTCTGGAAGTCTATGATGTCAGTATAAGAAGTGGCGAACTTATTATTTGCTACAATAGTCTCAAGTTTTTCTCCTACTGTTCCCGTGGTCATACGTATAGCACCACCAGAAAGACTTGAGTCATAAGCAACGAAGTTATTACCTATTATTGAATGATTATGGGTGAACAGGGACGCTATACAGCCAGAAAATATATTGTTTGTGATTGAGGAAGTAGCAGACGCGGTTATGTTTACTCCTAATCTCGGAGCCCCGCTGCCATTAATTGGCGTACCGTATTGGTTAGCATTAAACATGCAATTTGAAATCAAACAAGTTTTACTATTTGTTTCTACGCAAGTTGCACAGCTACGGAAGAGACATGACTCAACTCGGGATCTTGCAATTTGAATTTTAACTGCGACGCCTGCCCAATATAAATCATCACCGATTGCAGTAGTATTCACCAAATCCCATTTCTGAAAAGTGCAGTCCTTGACAATCTGACCAGCTCCGTTCCCAATGTATATGCCAATATCGTTATAGTGAGAAAAGTTAACGTTGTCGTAAGTAGCACCCATTGCCAATGATAAAATTAAGTCGTTAAGGTTAGCCGTAGCTGTTGCCTCATCTCCGTCAGTTCCTCCATCAATATTGATGTTTCTGACTGTCACATGATCTGCGTTTGCATTGCAATACAACATATAGGTTGCCCCGGCTCCCGGAGTGGTATCGCCAGCCATTGCCGTTGTAGCTATTAGCGTTCCGTTCTGGAAGATGATTGGTCTGCTTATTAACAATGTGTCAGTTATACGATACAAACCACCAGCAAGGTCGACTACAGCGCATGCGCGGCGAGTGACGATAGTACCGGCTGTAGGACCAGGAAGTAGTAATTCAGCGGCGTCAATAGCGTCCTGTATTGCAGCACGATCATCCGCAACACCGTCACCCACAGTACCGTAATCTGTTACGCTAAAAGTCTCACGTAGCTTGGTTTCTACGTCCCTGTCTACCGCTCCCGTGCCTGCTGCTGTGTAAGCCACTGATTTCGCCAGAGAACTAGTAAGGCCTTCCCATGCTTTACCGTTCCATTTCCATGTTCTGGAACTTGCGGGATCTGTATATATTTCCCCAATAGTTGTTGGGGGTGGAAAATTAATAGCCATATTAATAGTTATTTATAAAATTTAATTGTCAACACCTTCGCCATCTCGCAGACGAGTGACATAAGGAAATCTTGGAATTCCATCTGGAGTTAAGTTAAAATAAGTACAAGTCGCATATGATCCAATATAAGTTTCCTTTTCAACTAGCAGGTTTTTTAGAAACTCATGATTACCTTTAATGTTTGAATGAAATTGAGTTCCATCACTTTTCTCAAGAACCATAAATCCTGCCATATTTGTTTTATTGCCTTTCCCTTCTTCAATAGAAACAATCTTATATTCTGAATCAGTAAAGTCTTTGCGCTTTAAAAGAGAGTTACTTCGCTTACGATCATATTTTGAATTAAGGCGAACCATGCCTCCTTCATATCCAAGTTCAATAAAGTCTTTGTAATTGTTATTAAGGTCTTCTTCAGAATCGTGATAATAAGTTGGAACTAATATAATACCACTTAGTTTATATTCATTACTAAGATTTACCATTTCTTTAAACCTATCAGAAAAGATAGTATCTTCTTCACAAAATCCGTCAACTGGAATAATATCATACCACCAGAACTGAAGTTTATCAGCAGAATCTTTTAGATCTTGTTCAGTTGGTTTTGTCTTTTTAGCTAATGAACTGATTGTATTAAAGTCTTCTTTATACTCATGATTATATAGTTCGCCATCCAATACAAGATTTGGGTAAACTTTAAATATTGGTTCTAATGATTTTAAAATATGTGGAATAGTAACCCATGGTTTTCCATTACGAGACTTTGCTCCATCCTTTGTAATAATAGCTCTCATACCATCGAGTTTTGGTTGAGTATAAACTGGATATTCAATTTTATCTTTTCGATCTTCCCACTTCTTTGCTAGCATTGCTTTAATAAAAAGAGTACTAACATCAACAGATTTTAAATCTGGAGTATAACCGCCATCAACTTTCTTTTTCCATTTAGCTTCTGCTTGGAATTTAGATTGTTCAAGTAAGCCTCTCTCATTTGATCTACCAACATTCATTGCAGTTACAGAATACCATTTTGATGTTGTAATCTTACCGCCAATTTGACCAGAATGAGTTCGGAATTTTCCTTCTTCATATTCAACAGTCCATTCGCGAAGAGCTCCAGTTGTTGCTCTGGAATATAATGTATCTAACTTCATAGTATTATTATATATTATTTATACATAGATGTAAATAAAATTAACTACCGTTATATATACTATATATTTAAAGTTACATGATTAAAAAAAATACTATAGAAAAAATTCCAGTGTTTTTTCACATACCTAAGAACGCAGGAACGTATGTATATAATAAAGCCTTTCATGTGATTAGATTATTAAACACAAAAGATCTAACAACATACAACTTAGCAGTCAAAAGAGAAGGCAAAACTGTATACCGTATAGTTTGCTCTGCAAAAAAAGAGCTGAATGACAAATATAAAGACGCAGGTTGTTGGATTGATAAAAGTGTTGACTATGAAGATCTAGATTTTAATGATTTAACTGTTTATTTTATAGTGGTATGCGATCTTAGTTTTGGTATATACAAAGAAGACATATACAAAAAACTAGACAAAAATACAAAATTTTATGAGTTCTTGGTTTTAAGAGATCCATATGAAAGGGTTTTGTCGCTATTTAGTTATTTAAAATCCTCACAATCCTCCCACGAATCCAAGCACGGTATTTTTGGCGACATGACATTTGTTGAATATTTAAACTCTCCTTATTTAGAGGGTTCTTGGCTTATTAGGACTTTACTACATATACCTAATAAAATACCGATAACTAGTAACGATTTCGAAAAAACCTGCGAAATACTAGACGGGTTTTTAATTGATGATATCACAGGTGTAGATAAACTTATTTCCAAAGTGTTATATACATGTTTAAACGTTAAGGATTGCAGCTTACCCCAACGATTACAAAATGTTATAAAACCTTTTTCAAATAAAACAAAGGAAAAGATTACGTATGATTTTAATTGTTTGAGCGAGGAAACTAAAGACAACTTCAACAACCAAACAAAGTGGGATCAATTATTATTTAACAAATATAAAAAAATATAAAACAATGTACATAACACCTAAAAAAAATATAGACATAAATGATTGTCGATTTTACCATACATTTAACTTTGATGGTAAAGACAAAATCAATGCGAAATGGGATCTTACAAACTGTATAGACGATTACCTTAGTAATTTTGATTTTAAAGGAAAGCGCGTAATTGATATTGGATCTGCTTCGGGTTACTTATCTTTTGAAATGGAGAAGAAAGGCGCTGATGTTGTTTCTTTCGATATGCCAGATGGTAGTTATTGGGATCACTTAATATATCCAGGCTATAATAAACCTAAATCAAAACCATCAGAAAGTCTTTTTAATAGTTATGAATATATTCATGAAAAACTTTCATCTAAAAACAAAATATTTAGAGCCAATATTTACGAACAGCTCCCTGATGAGATTGGTTATTTTGATGTGGCCGTTTTTGGAACCATGCTTTCTCATGTACGAGATCCAATTTTAACCTTAATGAATATACTTCTTAGAGTTAAGGATCATGCTATCCTAATAAATCCATTTCAAAATGAGAAACCGACTATATACAAAAACCACAACGGAAAAACATGGTGGATGCTATGTCAAGAAGATATTGAAAAAATAATGTTTGATATTGGATTTCAAATGGAAAAAGTTACAATAGTCAAACCAATGTTTGATGGAACTCCAAGACTTTACAAATCTATTTTATTTAAGAGATGCTCATATCACATAAACACAAATTCATAACAATTGACATACCCAAGACAGGAACCAAAACTCTAAGGGAGACATTTTTACCTGTTATTCCTATTGATGTTATTGGTAATCCTGGCGATTATCTTGATGATTTTTATCAGCATAGCACAGTGAATGCTTGTGAAAGAGGATTTAAAAAACGCGGTTGGGATTTTAATCAATATACCACCTTTTCGACTCTAAGAAATCCTTGGGAAAGATATGTATCTTTCCTTATGTATAAAATAAACAAAGGCAATGAATATAAAAACGCCACGGAAGAAGAGCTTAAAAATTGGAAACCTCTAAAAAGACTTCAGGGTAAAGAATGTGGCAGAGTATTTGATAACTTCAATAGAAATGAAGTAGAGTTTTTAAAGTTTATCATAAAAACAAACCCAAGTCAAGACAATTATGTTTTAGATAGTAACGATGAGATCGCTATAGATTTTCTTGGCAACCTTGAAGATTATAATAATCATTTTTATAAATTCTGTGATGCGGTTGGTATAACTTCAATCCCAAAACTTAAACACTCTAATAAAAGCTCATATAAAAAACCACATACTGAATATTACACTCAAGAGTTAATAGACATGGTTGCAGAGAAAGAAAAATGGGTAATAGATAAATTCAATTATAAGTATAACTAATTAAAAATGTTAATTAATAATAAACATAATGTAGTTCTACACTTTGACAGGCTCGTTTTTAATATCGGAAATATACCAATTGTCTTTCCATCGTAACCAACTAATAACGTTATCGGTATCTCCATCACATTCGATTTCAATAATATCTCCAGTCTTTGGATTCTCAGAAAAAGATAATAGATATTGATTAACAATGACCTCTTTTAGTTTTTCCTTTATTGAATTAATTTTTCTTTTACATTCCCAAAAGTCATATGATTCAAAACTAGAACAATCTCTAGGAAAATATGAAATAATCGAATAGGGATATTCCTCGCTCGTCATTATAACGCTTAGTTTATCAATTGAGATTTCCATTACCAATCTGCGTTTTTTCCACGAGTGTCTATATGTACAAACCCTCGATAAGTTCCTATGCCGCCTTTAAACGTTTTGTTATCTCTTAGTACTCTAGCGGCTTTAGCAACTCGCCAAGAGCTTTTATTAAATACAACATCAACGGCTTGATTCGTCATATGGTATGATCCTATATTACCATGAACTGCTTTGTTATATTCGGGACTTCTATATGCTGAGACTATCTCTTTAACCGGTAATCCAACCTCATTACATAACTTATCAATAACCTTAAGTGTTGGGCCAACCTTCTTCCATAACTTCTTTGGTGGTATAGAATTTCTAACTCTACCGCGCGTTTTAAAGTGTGGAGCAATTACCATTCTTGGAGTTATATTTTTTAAGTTTAATTTTAAAATATAATTCGCATATCTATAAACATCATTATTTAAAATAAACCATTCATCAGGAATTCCTTTTACTTTTTTATTGTAATCTTCATGACGAATAAAAGCACTACCTACTGGTAAATTACTAATAAATAAACTTGAACTTGTTAAACCAAATAACTTTAAAAATTTACGTCTAGGTTTGTTCATAACTTTATTTAGTACGCTCTATAATTTCTTTTTCTATACTACCAATAATCTTTTTATAAGTAGGAATTAAATAAAGAGCCTTTACTCCAAACTTTTCATCTAATTCTTTCGCAGTCTTTTTATTACTTAATTCTTTTAATCGTTTTTTATGGTCTTCTAGATCTATCCTTAAATCTTTTAATGATGTTTTCATAATGATATATTTATTGTTATTTAAGATCCCTTCGGGAACCTTCGGGGTTTAGTTTTTAAACCTTTATGGTTTCTTTAATAACTCATAGTTATATTATACACTAAGAATAGAATTATGTAAATAAAAAAATGTAATTATTTTAAATACTTAAAGTTTAAAATCTTTTTATCTTCCATTCTTTTCCAAATCGCGGCAACTCCAATTTGTTTAGAACGAGCTGTGCTGCTCCACTTTCCATCTGAGACATATTTCCCAGGCTTTTCAATAGAAGTCTTAGCATAAAGATATGGCGAAGGTGTAGATCTATGGTACCTCCAATAGCCAGTTCCATTATAACCTTCAACTGCCCAAAGAGTATCAAATAAGTATGCCCAACGTTTTTGACCCATCTTATCATAGCTTAATGCGTCCTGCGCACTTTCTACCCACGTAAATGGCGGAGCGCTGGTTTTAGGTCTACCTTTTGGTACCCAACGAGTTCTACCATATAATGGAGACCCTTCATGTAAATGGTGTTTAAATGATCCACCACTTTCCATATTATGAAGGCTGGCAATAACATACCAAGGAACATCTGTTCTACTATCAACACACTTATATAGTTTTTGATTTAATAAAATGCGTCTAACAACTTTATCAACTTGTGGTATATATTGCTTCTTAACTTCTGCATTAAGAAAACGCTGTACACGCAAGTCCGCTCCCTGCTCGAAAGCAGGAAGGGACCCAGTTAGTAAAGTCAGTACAATTAAAGTAATGAAGAAACGCATAGTAGTGTAACAGCGTAAGATACGAATGTTGCAAACCAATAATGTAAAAGCTCAGGCGTTGCTGTTTTTAATTTCAGTAACTCTTTAACTTTTCCACTCTCGGCGAGAGCCGCCGCCTCATTGAAAACGAGGAAACGAATAATCGGCGCAATAACGATAACTGCACTCGTAAGAACACCGGCATAAATGAGTTCAGCAAAAGGTGCATCGCTCAGGCCTGTGTACTTTAAAATCAGCATAACCAGTAGAATAATGGCGACGCCTTTACTCCATAGTAACTGAACAACCGATTTTGTTTTATTCCAAAATCCGGTTAATAACGGACTAATTAATTTTAGTAATGTATTCATATTTGTTTGTTTGTTTAAATGAGCCACTCGGCCCTAATATCATCAACCATATTAAATGATTGAGATATAAAAATTATCCAATAAGAGCTTTAGCGATTCTTCCTTGAGGAGACCACATACCAAGTCCGCCTAAGAACTTAACTAATATCCATCCGCCCAATCCCCAAACAATCCACTTATACTTGGTTAGCTTATGATACTTGTCTTTATAGCCTTCAGCTTCTTTTAACTTTTTTTGTAAAGATTTGTTATGAGCAAGCATGGCAGCTTTATGTTGTTCTTGTGCTGCTATCTGAGCTTTTGCTTTAATAAGTTCTGCTTCTGTATTCTTAAGAGCAACTAACTGTTTCCTTAGTGCAATACCAGTTATGGTTAATTCTCTATCAAGTACAACAATATGCTGAACATATATCTGCCTTAAGTTTTCAATGTTTTCAGCAAATTCAGACTTCTTACGTCTCATTACTTCAACCAAAGATTCAATCTCTTTAGCATGTATCTTTGCTTTCACTATTTCTGCCTGTGCGGTGGTGACGGCTTGTTGAGCAGTGAAGGAAAAACCAGTTGCAGCACCTAAGCTCTCTGTTGCTCCACCAATATCTATTGCTCCGCCTTTTCCAGGGTCGCCTTGTTCTGTTTGTTTAAAAAGAGCACAAGACGTCATTATCAGTGTTAATGAACTGACGATCATTAGTCTTAATAAGACTTTATATGAAGTTGTTTTCATAGTATTTTTATTTATATGTTTACGTTTTCTCTGAAGGGTGAATTACTATGGATATTCCATCTTTAATTGTTCAATTGAAATACTTTCTTTGGATTTGTTTTCATACCATCCTTTTCCAGTATATACATTAAGAACATCGTCAAAGTATTTTTTGTACCTTGGCCGTATATTATCTATACTAAAATTATTTGCCCATTTTCTACAATCGCCGCTTTTAATTTTGCCATCATTAACATTATGAACCGCTTCAACAAAATCGCTCATTGTTCTACATCTATAACCAGTTACTCCATGTAAATTGTTTTCAGAAAAAGCTCCCCAATCTGTAGTTATTGTTGGAGTGCCACTAAATAAGTTTTCAATTTGTACTCCACCAAATGGTTCATAATACATTGATGGTAAAAAAGAACCTTTTGCATTTGCCATTAATTCTTTTCTTTTATCAACTCCAGCATACCCAATATACTCAACGTCATCTGGTAGTTTATATCCTTTTTCTTTTTGGCCTGCTATTACTAATTTTACTCCAGCTCTTTTGCTTGCTTCAATTGCAATTTTTACACCCTTGCCATCATATACTCTACCAAGATAAAGAAAGTAATCTTCCTTTTTTTCTTTATATTCAAATTGTGTTTCATCAAAATAATTTGGTATGACAACATCATACCAATTAGGGTTACAATTTAAAACCATTTTATTACCGCCACAGGCGTGCATTATAGCATAAGACTCCCACACCTTCCATTTAGCGAAATGGCCTTCACCATAACCAATCCCAGGTTCTACAACAATAGCTTTCTTTTCTTTTTCAATTAAACCACAAACAGATCTAACTCCAGATCCCCAAAAAGCTAAAACAAAGTCATTCTTTTTTAATCTTTTATTTAATTCACGAAGAGTATTTTCATAGAAGGTTGTATAAGCATGATCATTATTATTAAACTTAAAAAATTCTTTTCTCCAATCATGAGAGCCATATGCTTTTTGTAAATCATCATTGGTTGTAACAGTAATATGTTCATCACAACAAACATTACTATCTTCATGGCCATAATGAAATACTTCAACACCGGGTTGCCCGGTAAACATTTTACCAAATTTTAATACTTTGGCGGTATATGCACAGGCCGTATATTCATCATTGGTAACCGTATGTGGTATACCCAATAAATGGAATCTCATAATTACTGAGATGTTCCGTTGTAAATATTATCAAGGAATGCTTGGAATTGATTAATTTTTTCAATTCGGTTTGGCCAATAAATGTAATCCTTACTGCTATCTTTTTCTAGATTTTCTAATAAAGGTTTAATTGCAGCAAACATTTTATCTAAACGCTCCTGTGCACTGCTGGCTTCAGTTGTTGCTTTTGTCACAATATCCAATTCTTCTTCGTTTACCGCAGTAAAACCAAAATCTTCAAATGTAGCAAAATTATTTACTATTTCTTCACTCATAATTCTTTTAGTATGTTTTGTATTGATGTTATATCTAGTATACCAACGTATACATTTTCCATTTCATATTTGTTTTTTGTTACTAAGATTGGTAAATGCTCAATATTGTTTCCTTTTTCTCTTAGTCTTCTAACTTCTTTAAAAACTAAGATAGGATCAACATCACAAGTTGTTAATGTATATTCATATTGAAAAGCTTTACAACCCTTTTGAATTTCATCTAAATAGTCGTCGCATCCTCCGCAACTCCAATCTAAATAAACATTTACCGTTTCCATAACCGATATATTATATATCTGCTTAATTATAGTTCATAATATAAACATCCCATATACTGGAACTAAATTCGAACCGCTATCAGCAATTCAACATTGAATTGCAACACTCTTGAATAACGTTATACAACAAACGCGATTTGTTTACTAGTGCCGTCAGGTAGTGTTAGGTATAAATCGCCGGTGGTATTTTCTACCCATAACTGGCACTTTCCTGCCTTATTAACGTCTGCTGCTGCACGTTGTTTTATGTATACAGTTCCCTGAACATCCAGACTTGGAGCAAAAGCTGTATCCGCTGCATCGGTTACGGTGCCCGTGCCTCCTAATATTACAGAGCGATCATGCCCAGTCTGAATTGTGTTTGTAGTTCCCCCAATTATGACCGCTCCAGTTGCGCTTTCGATTATGTTTGTATTGCCTCCAAGAACCGATGAATGCGCTGTTGCTGTTGATGCCGTTCCCGCTCCGGCTAATCCTACAACGCTGTTGATTGTTCCAACAGCACTCGTATATTTCGTGTTAAGAGTTGTGGCTGTAGACCCAAGTCCTTCAGATTCTTGCCCAATCACAATTTGACCGAAGCCTCCAATCGCAGAGCTATCGTTGCCAGTGACTTGATTTTCACGCCCTCCATAATTTACCGAGCGATTGCCGCTTACTACGTTTACAACTCCTCCAATAGAGCAAGCTTGATTGCCCGTGGCAACGTTGTTGTTGACTGGATTAGTAGGGTGCAAAGTTACAATCCTGCCTACACTAATATTGTTTAGCGTGGTCGCTCCGTTAGTTGTAACGGAATCAAGAGTCGGGTCTGCTGGTTGTAAAGCTGAGTCAAGTGCTGTTTTGTCGCCATCAACAAATGCTCCCTCAGCGGGTTTCACTTGCAGTCCAGAAAGGTCTTGGTCACCGCTAATATAAAGTAACAAAGCTGTGCCAGTGTAATAATACTTCATAGTTATGACGTCACCGACTGTGAGGCTGTCAAAGTCAATAGGGTCTCCACTTATAACTATGTTAGGAGAGCCGACTGTCATGGAATAAGTAGCCGATCCGTCAGTCGAAAAAATTATCATCCCCGAATCTCCCTCTGCTGCATTTGTGATTGCAATAGAAGTTACGCTTTCAGTCAATATCGTCTTTACGATCTCTCCCGCTGTATAGTCAAAAGAAAGAACGCCCGATGTTGTTTGTACACCTTGAATTTTCGTTTTTGATTGCCATGTGCCTACACCAGTTGCATCTGATGTGAGGACGTAATCATCGGTTGCTCCTGTTGGCAATTTGAATTCTGTCTTGATATTTAATTTGGAAACGTATGCCGTATCCGCTGCATCGGTTGTGATGCCCGTGCCTCCTAAAATCACAGAGCGATCATGCCCTGTCTGAATTGTATTTGACTGTCCCCCCACAATAGCTGAATGGGTTGCGTTTTCAATTATTGAGGATTCCCCACCTAATGTAAGGCTGTGCTTTGCTACTGAGTCAGTAGCAAGTGAGGATGCAAGACCTACCACATGATTAGCTCCCCCTACTGTGTTAGTGAACTTTGTGTTTAGGGTAATATTTGTTCCTCCAAATCCTTCTGACTCGTTTCCTCGGACAATTTGATTTGTCCCTCCAAAGGCTGAAGATTCGACTCCATTTGCTTGGTTTATTCTACCCCCAAAAGTTCCAGATCTATTTCCCGCTGCTACGTTACCTGTGCCTCCAATAGACGCACTGCTACTACCAGAGGCGATATTGGTGTTTGCTGGATTAGTTGGATGCGCTGTGGCAATTTTGCCAACAGTAATATCGTTTAGCGTGGTTGCTCCGTTTGTTGTGACTGATTCGAGAGTCGGGTCAATAATTCCTAGGTTTGTCCTTGCTGCTGCATTGTCAGCACTCTTTAAAAGGTTGTCTATGTCTGTGGTTACGGTTACATTTGCCATGATATTTTATTTGTTAAGGTTGTTTGTATATGGAAATTCCATCGGGTTGTAAATATTTAAAGCCAGTTGGCGAACGATATTCATCGTTTATTAATACTGGTGATACTGCTGGAAGATGATCTACAACCGATGTTACCACGGCTTTTACTGCAGATACAGATACAGCACTAGAAACTGTTGGTTTATTAACCATAATTATTAATCTTTTATTACTATATTAACGGCAACTGCCGCCGTTGCTCCAGTTACTCTATATCGTATTAAGCATTTACCCAAAGAAAGCGTGTGAATTTCATCTTCAGTAATTTCTAAAATAGTACCATCACCTTTTTTCAATGTGATATAAACCGGAATTGTGTCTGTACCATTAAAAGAAGCTTCTACCGTTAAAGTGCCTCCACCAAAATCTCCATAAAAAGCAAAAGTTGACTCTGCTGATCTATATCCATAAACATCAGATTCAATATCTGCGCCTGTACCTGTAACTGTTTGTGTTGCCATATTAATTATTATTTATATATTTATTTATATACTGTAGCTAAGCCCTCATTTAATAGTAGATCATTTATATTAGTATAATCTCCGTTTTCGTTTTGAATGAATATTGTTGCTAACCAACGTCCATATTTTCCAGATTTATCTTTATAAGATTTAATAATAATTTCCTTATCATCAATTAAATCTCGCAAACGATCGCGCGCTATTAAACCATCTTGTCTTTCTTCACCACGAAGTTCAGGCGTGTCAATTCCATAAAATCGAATCTTCTGATTTCTCATCCATGTATTAAACCCTAAGTCAATATCAACGGTAACAGAATCTCCGTCATACACATAAACAACGTGTGCCTTATAGTGGTAAATTTGATCAAGCATATTAAAGCATGATAATGGGATAGTATATAATACTGCCCATTATCAAATAATATTTATTCTACGATAGTTACAGAACCATCTTCGGCGGTTTCTGTAGCCGGCTTTAATGCAACTTTAGCCATAATCTCATCAAGGTCTTCTTGACGACGACCGGCTAATGCGGTACCAAAAAATGTAATCAGCTCTTCATTGAGTTCAAAAATTTCGGCGGCGTCAGTTCCAATCTCGGCTAAAACTGCCGCTGGATCTTCAGCAGACCAAACGAGGTCCCAACCGTGATGCCAAGATCTAATTAATTGATACGCCATCTGCGAAGTGGCGCGTTTAACTTGCCTTGCAGAACGTTCCCCATTTGATAAAACAGGACTTCTTTGATTTTCTAATATGCTCATTATGCTTATATATTATTGTTTATTATTAGTTTTATATCCGTCGTAACATAACGAATATAAAACTATTTATATAAAACTATTTATAAACAATCTTCAAAGCATTGAATGGCTAATTGGGTTTCGAGTTTATATGCTTCTTTTTCCCAAGGCATATCATCATATTTAACTGTATCTTTAAATATGGTTTTTTTCCATTTAATTTTATTTAAAGAAACATCTTTAATTTCAAATTTAGCGTATTGTTTAAGATGTACCAATTCATGACAAAGAGAAGTCACAAAATCAAACAAACGCAATCTTTTATCAACCTCAATATTAAATTCCCGATGTTTGTCATCCATCGCTACACAATAGCCATAAGCTTTTGATGTTTTATAGCAATCAATAATATCAACAGTAATATCTAACGTTTTATAACGAGGTAAATATTTCTTTAAAAACCAATCCACCGTCTTTTGAGCAATTTCTCTGCGATCTTTTGATGATCCATTTATTTCTATATGATTCATACGTTAAGGTTTATCAATATAATCTTCGTCTTGAGCCTTTAACATATCATATGCTAAAGCGATAAAAAACCAAATTAAGCTGATAATCCATATAGAAACTAGGCAAGAACCTAAAGTTATTAAAATTTGTAAAGTTGTCATAGTGTTTTATTTAAAAGGTTTGCCCTGTGAATCATTGCTTACGCTATCACTCTTAGCCGGAGCCAGCCACAGACTACAGTAACGTAGTAGCCTTTACGTTCGAAATTTTTACCAGCTTGATGAATAGTATATTTTATTACCTTTTTTAAACTCTTTACGAGCTTTATCTATAAATTCTAAATCCTGTCTAAAATTATATTCATCTCGTGATGTATCGGATCCAAAAAAGAAACCTGCGGTGACTGGTAGTTCCTTTAGTAGAACGGCTTCTTCCAGCATATCAATCTCATCTTCAATAAGTTCAATTTCCACACAATTAAAACTTTCCTTACCACCTTTATGATTAACATAGATTGAAGCCATCCAGCCTTCAAGAGCATTATGCTTTCGCCAATATTGCAATTCAATTTCATTGCCGTCTTTATCCTTTGTGTATCCTGTTTGATCTAATCCCATAATAATTTAAAGTTCAATTTGTAATATACTATTTGCCTGATTCTTTTTAAAGGCATCCCACATTTCTTTATCATCCCAATCTTCTAAATCGATTTTCTCATGCGTGAGCTTTCGTGCTTTTAGAATCTTATACCGATGTTTCATTACTTCTTCGATATTGATTTTTTCCACATCAATTTTAAAGCTAACCAGCTCACTTATATCCATTGTCATAATTTAGTTTGTAATTTTTGATTTAATATCAAGAGTAATAAACTCAGGTTCGCGATAAAAAGGGACGATATCAATAATCTCGCAAAGATTCCAACTGCCTTCTTTATTATACTTAGCGTGAAATGCTTCTCTAATAGACTCATCGGCATAATAAAAAACATGCTCGTCTACTTCGGCAACAAAATCCATGCCACCTTTATTCTTATATCGGCCATGGCCTTCGACACCTACATGGTCTTCACAACCATACCATTCTTTGTATTGCGTTTCAATTAGTACTTTCATAATATATTAGTTTAGTTAATTTAGAGAACATTTACACTTTCCAAATCATTAACGGTCGGCAGAGTCAGCCTATATTGAATTAGGTCTTCAATAATCTCATCAAGGATTTCGCGATTATGTTGGCATTTCAATTGCTTATTTGTAATGATATGGCCTTCAACAATATCCATAACTTCTTCAGGAATTTCATAATGAACTTTATCACTTACATTCAAATTGTGACTTACGCGCTCAACGTCTGCAGCTTCGAAAAACACGTCTGCTTCGTATTCGTTGTCTTCGTGCCCAACCCATATCTTTACTTCGGCAATGAAGTACTCAGCTTTATAAATCATACCTGTCTCGATGTGGCGAACTGCGTCACCTTTATTAATGTCTTCGTTTTTCATAATATAATAGTTTTAAAATTTTTAGTAATTACCAAGCGGGATAAACGGCCATTGTCGAAAAGCTTTCTTCCATTTTTTCACGTTCCTTTTTCAAAATAAATTCGCGCTCCAGTTCATCTTCAATCAGCATTTCCGCTTTAAAGGCGGCCAAATCATCGAGAGTAAGACCGTGCTGTTCAGCAAATTTGAAGTCGGTTGCGGTAAATGTAATAGTTGGATTTATCATAATGTAGTGGCGGTTGGCTTGTTTCGTGCCTTCCTTGTAGATATATTATACCATAAAATAGCGCATTTGTAAATAAAATAATTCACAAAATGCACATTTTGTTCTGGAACCCCCGTAGAATATAGGGTTTCAAACTCTCCAAAAACAGAGATTTTTAGGCTAAAATACGCATCTGTGCATATTTAGCAGAATATTATACTTACCGACGACGGCATTTATGTATAATTGGCATCGTGCGCCATGCAAAAAGAGGTCTTCCATAATAGTCATATCCGACTAAGGTCCACTTAATATATATCGGACATCTACAAACTGGGTCATACCCAACTAGCTTTATATTTACATTTTGACCATTACTATTAAAAGTATTGTAATAACCATGTACTGTATCTGTTAATATGAAACCGAAACATAGTATAGAAATTAGTATTAAAAATGATTTCATTTGTCAGTAGTTTCTTTAACATTAAAGCTTTTAAGCATTGGAGATCCTAATGCTCCTTGTGGGAATGATGAAACTCTTGCTTCTAAGGTTGATATTCTATTTGAAAAATCCAATAGTTGGCTTTTAACATTTTGATCGCTTACCCAGATTTGATCTTTCAGAGCTTTATTTCTTTCAGCGGAGGCTTCATTCTCAGATTTAACTTGTTGCTCAAGCTGAGCTAGTCTCATTGACTCTTGAACTTCTTTTGCGATTCGTCCTTCCATAAAAGTATACATCGTAAGAGATGCTACTAATATACCAATCAAAAATGTAATAGTACCAAAACTAATATAATTAGCATTCTTTTTAGCGGTATCAGATGCTTCACTCATAAAATTATTTATATAACTTTAATTTTTAAACAAAAAAAATGCGGTTATTACACCGCATTTAAAATAAAGATTTACTAAAACTATTAAAAATTCATTTTAGGGGTTTTCTTTTTAACTACTTTATTTTCAGCCGCGGCTTTTTTAGTAGTAGATTTCTTTTAGTAGATTTCTTTTTAGTAGATTTCTTTTTAGTAGATTTCTTTTTTGCTTTAGGATCAACTCCTTTACAAAATTCGCATCCGCCGTTTAGCTCTTTACTAAGTTCTGCCGGATTTACCAATAAATGCGCACCGCAAACAGAACATTCAAATACCTCTTGTTCAACATTTATATCAGCCCATCCTCTACCAAAGATCGCACGTGACATCCGTTTCCATAGGCCTTTAATACCTTTATTATTTTTTTCTTTTTTCATATCTATTTTATTTATAATTTGCTATTAATATATGTGTGATCCCAATCAACAAATTTAGATTTTATTTCATGGTCAATTTCAACGTTATCAATCACGTGTTCTTGAATAATAGAAATTATTTTATTTAATGCTGATGCTGCTTCCATAGGCTCTAAAGCTGCGCCGTTTTCTAATCGAACTTGTTTCCATAATGGCGAAGCTGAACGAGCCGCAACACTGCTTCTATCTTGAGAACCCTTTCCTGCGTCTGAATGATTATAGTTTGTCATTTCAAATTATTTATTCAATTTCTTTTAACTTAATTTTTCTTCTATAGAATGGTTTTTCACTTGCATCTGCAGCAATAATCCATCCAGTTTTTAGTTTCGTAAATTGCCAATCTTTACCCAAACCAAATCGGCCAACCTTATAATAAACACCAAGGACTCCTCTTTCGGTAAGGCCTTCAACGATGGTTTCTTTATTACCATCTTTAATTATCCATTTTCTTTTTTTAAATACTTTATTCTCGTTCATAGAATTATTATATCATAAATTTATACATATGTAAACAATAAAAATTATTAATCGCACGATTGGCCATAAACTTCGGGTAAACATACATATGATGATACTACATATTTAGGACCAGAGATTGGTGTAGCTCCCATATGAGGAAACATAAAGAATGGCGGAAAGCATACAACGCTCCCAGCTTTTGGTTTAACGCTTAACGTTTTTCCATCTCCAAGATCAAATATAGTTTCGCCGCCTTCTTCTACATCATTAAGATACCAAAACATAACGAGAGCACGTCTCATTGATTCAACACTTGCGCTATCAATATGCCAATCAAATTTACCTTTATTAGGTTCATATCGTTTAACTCTTGGCGCTTCATAATCATTAAACCTTTCATAACAAGAGAATCTTTGTTTAAGGTTATCGCACGTCTCATCAAAATACTTAAAGTTTGCATGTTGCATATATTGAATAAACTTAGAAGTAATATTCTCATTATATGCTGGATGGTCTATCATATTGATTTCAGAGAACCTCATAAAATCAGTATCACGACTTACTTTTAAATCGTCATCATCATTAATAGAATCATATGTACCGATAATATCTTTACATAACTTCTTTGGTAGAACGTTATCAAGAACAATAATATAATCTTCGATTGTTTTCATAATAAAATAGTTTTAATATTAACTAGGTTTACTTCCTATTGCAATTGTGGAAGAATATTGTTTACCTTTATATTTAAAGTTCATTTCATCATGACCAAATATATTTTCGCTGATATTTAAAAACTCAACGTCATCTACATCAACCCATGTGTTTTTCTTTTTAACATATACCCAAGCCGACTTTACTTTTTCTTTACTCATTATTTTTTATGTTTTCCCCAAGATAGCTTTCCCAATATTCTGACAAAGATATAAAAAAACGTAGCACAAATTTCGAAGAATGCACTTCCATTTGATTGCCTTATCATATTTAATAAAAACTTAACATCAGATTCTTCTCTAGTAATGTCTTTAGATATATAATCCAAATCATGAATTTTACAACTGGCATTAAACTTAAAACTTAAAATCTTTCTAATAAATTTTGGTACCCACCAAGCTCCACAATAATATTTTTGTTTTTCATGCTGCATTATATATCTATTTATTAAAAGGTAGGGGCGGTAGGACTTGAACCTACGGCCAAAGAATTATGAGTTCTCTGCTCTAACCAACTGAGCTACACCCCCTTTTTTTAAATTATTCATTTACAAATTCTTTTAGAATATAATTTTGCAACACCTTCTTTGTATAAGGACCTCCATTATAACAATAATCAAACACTAAATCTAAATAATGTTCATTGGTATCTTGCAATTCAAGAAGCAGTTCACCATACAACTTTTCCTGAAGATCGCCTAATTCTTGAATTGACTTTGCATACTTGTCAATTGACTCCAATCGCTTATTTACTTCTGACTTATTCATAATTAAAAGTTAAACCACTTGGCTAACCATAGATATATTATATACTATTTTTACGCAAATGTAAATAATATTATGTTGGTAAATTATCAGAAAATTTACTTCTTAAATCCTGAACCGCAGGATCATCTGCATTATTTTCTAAAAATGAAACATATGAATAAGCTTGGTTATATCTAATAGCTTCATCCCAAGCAACGCGTTCCTGAGCGGCGAAACCGTCAAAGCTACTATTTATTGAAGATACTAAGTTTTTCGCTGCAGTTATAATTGCTTTTGCGGCATTTATGTTTGTTGTGGTTGTTTGCGAAGCCGTACCACCATTAGAGATAGCGCTAACTAAAGGCTCTTGCGCATTTATCTGAGATATCCAACCTGCTAAGTTTCCTACGTCGTCCGCCCAAGTTTGTCTGCCTTTATAAAAAAAGGTGTCTTGTTCATCTGGTAGCGGTAAGTTACTTTCTGTAAGTATCTTTATTTTTGTCTTATCTCCGCCAGTTAAAACATTGGGTGTAATTTTATAACTACTAAAGTTGTCAGTACTAGGATTTTCTTTCCACCAATCATTATAATGAAGTTGTGCTGCAGCATTCATATCATCAATGGTATCTCCTAAAAAACCAATCTCATTATGATAAGCGTCAATAGCATCAATCACCGTTGTGTTTGGTGGTTCTCCTCCAGATAAACCATTTGTAAAAATACCGATTTTTGATGTGCTTACGCTTTTTAAATTATTAAGCGGGACGTTTAATGTCCTATACGGATATGCCGCATCATTTTCATTATAAACGGATTCTACTAATTCATATAATGTTGCCATAACTAAATATATTTATATACCAAACAGTGACCAACCGTGTGTAGCAATAGCGTTTAATATAATAAAGACACATGTAATCATATTAAGTAATATCCATACACTTCTTACAATAGCAACGCGATCGGCTTTACGATTATCAGTATAAGCTTTCTGCCCAATTGATTTACACCATAATTCCCACATAAACTTATTTATACTTCAGCTTCCAGAAATTTCTTATCATCTTTAATTTTACAGATAGCTTTATCTTTAGATTTTACTTCACATTCCCAAGTAACATCTTTGTTTAATTGAACAACAACTGGGACATGAGTAAAATAATCTGCGTGCTTATTAGATCCATCTATACCTTCGCTCCAATGGAAAACTGGTGTATGTACTCCCCAAGTTTCTTTGAATAACTTAGCCCAATGATCTGAATATGGTATTGACGAAGGATTACATTGGTCATGAAGGTTATCATAAACAAATGGAATAAAACCATTAAACGTATTATATAAGTTTTCGCATGACCAATACCCTTTGTCTTCGTTTTCTAATACTAAACGATTCTGAACTCCTTTGGAACACCGTGAAAAGCCTTCACAAAATCTATCAAAATACTGAGTGGTAAATTCTTCTACGCCTGGCGATCTATTTAGATGTAAACACATTGGCGAACTATAATCAGATTTGCAACCTAGCCAATCAAGAACTTGACTCTCATGATTTAATTGAAGTATACTTCGACGAATAGTATCTTCACTAAGACTTGCTAATACGTTAAATTGAGAAGGATGGCAACTTAAAGTAATATCATATTGTCGAGCAAGATCTCCTGCTTTTCCTAACCCTGATATAATAGAATCAATATCTGGAAGATCTTCATATGATAATTTTAAAGTCTCATCCGTGACAAGAGGAAATATACTGCTGCTTACACGAAGATGACCAATTCCATTTTCATGGCATGTCTGAATCGTTTTAGATAAGACTAAAACATTATGTGCAATACGAGCCGATAGCTCAACCATACTTACGGCTCTATCTTCAGTTAAAAACCTTTTACGAGTCATTGCTCGACTATGCAGTTTTTCTTTTGAACGGAGGATCTCACTAATACATACTAAACCTAATCTCATATGACTATTATATCACATAAACTAGCATTTGTAAATAATAAAATGACTATATTTACTCAACAAACGTGAAGTTATTTGCTAATGCGGTTGCTATAATTTGTGAGGTTAATCCGCTGACCCAAATAGGGTTGCCTCCCAATTTAACTTGATTTGCAGAAGCGGAGTTTGCAGGATCTCCTTTAACAAATTCGGCAATATTAAGAATCTGTCCCTCAGAAAAATTACAATCAGACCAATCATTTACTCCTGATATAGTAAGCGTCTTTGGATATAAAGAATAAAAACCAGTAAGGTTAGTACAACCTCTTAAGTTTAAAGTATGCTTTGTATTATATCCGCTGCCTAAAGCTAGGTAAGTTATTCCAGTATTATCGGTAAGATTCATTCCAAACTCTGAAGTAAATCTGTCATATACTTTTGCGACACGAAAACCGAAGGTATCCGCACCCGTGTATATTTTATTAGCTTCAATAAAGGTTCTGGTACCTTTTAAAAGAGTGGTGGCGTTAGTGCTACTTGTATAACCTCCGCCACGCGCAACACGCACATCATCCGGATCATCAAAATCATTTATACCATCAAAAGCACTCTCTAACAATTCATATACATTACCGCCTTGGCCCATAGTCCCATAAGGACTAAGACTACCACAATTATCTACATCAGCAGGGCTTGATTTAAATCCGTAAACGGCTCCAACTGTACCTCCGGAGGAGAAGGGTATAATCGCAGGAGCAGTATCGGATCCTGTTGGATATGACCAATAACCAGCGTTAGCACTACCACTTTTATAATAAGCTGCTTTATACCACTCATCTTCACTTGGTAAGAAGTATTTTGCATCTTTATGTCTGAATAGATTTTCGCCGTCGGTTTGCCAAGCTTCAGCACTACTCCAAAGAGCAATATTATCATTAACTCCGTTTGTAGTAAATTTATATGCGGCCTGCTCGCCTTCTCTTGTATTAAGCCAGTTAACATAACGAGCCATTTCATTCCGACTTATGTTTGTAGCTGGTTTATTAGTACCTCTGCTGCTTGTTACAATCAGACGAGTACTATTGGCAGAGTCTGCATTATAAGTGGCAATGTCGCCTTCACTAATTTCATACTTACCAATATCATATGTATAACTAACATCTCCATAACCGGTGGTATCAGTTGTGTTACCAGGATCTCTAATAGTTACAAATTCTGTCAGGGGTGTGGGCGGTGCAGCCGTAGGCGTATCTGCAGGATTTACATCTACTGTAATTTGCCGTAAATCTAATGTTCCAGTTAGTGCATTACAATTTGATATTTCAAAAGTGTTAACCTCTAAACCATCATAGCTCTTATCCTCCCAATGTTTTACTGGGTTTGAAAAGGATATATCAGTTAAAGCGCTCATCCCACTTATTTTTATTACGCCATTATCTGCAGAAGAGTTGTCCCTAATATCAGCGCCACCTTTTAAATCAAATTTTAATTCTGTTAAAGAAGGATTGTTGGTAATAGTAAAGTTTTTAAAGCCGTCTATTATCTTGACTTTCATAAATGGTTCTTCAGGAATCCAATTAGAAACATCTTCTAATATTATTCTTTTAAGCGGCCATCGAACTTGACTTATATCTAAACTTTTAACAGCTGCTCCAGATCCATTTAAATCAATAGTAGTTAAGCCAGTATAGCTTGGAGTTTGGTCGCTAATCGTAGTTTGAAGCCAATGTTCTGATATAACATCTCCTGCTCCTAAAAATTTCGGTGAAAGAAGGTTACTACCTTCCGTAACAGTTGTGCCTGTACTATCCCATAACCATTCATACCTAACACTTTCAGCGGTTAAGTCTTCATTATTAAATAGTGGTATTACTGCAAGCGGAGCTCCACCCGAATTCCAAGTAATATGAAATTTATTTAAATCTCTTATTTCAACTGATGCGGCTATATCGTTATTAGCTCTCCATGCAGCGTCATATCCAGAAATATGATCGGTGCCAACATTAATATATTTAAGAGAAGTTAAGTTGTTAAAGGTACCAAAACCAAACGCTGGTATATTAATATTAATAGATGAAAAATAATTCTCGCCAAAACAGTTAACATTCAAAGATGTAATTGTGTCAGGTATATCTAAATTGCCTGACCAACCTCTACCGGCAAATGCATTGCTACCCAAAGATTCTAAAGAATTTCCTAAAATTAATTCATTTTGTAATTTTGATTGACCAGGCAAGCCTGGGTTTCGAAAAGCAAAGGAACCTATATTTTTAACACTATCAGGAATAATAAGATCTCCTGTTATAGTATTATTTCCATAAAAAGTAGAAGGCCCAATACTTTCTATATTATTACTTAAAGTTATAGATCCATTTATTCCCAATTGGTTGAATGAACCCGTACCAATAAATGTAACGCTATCAGGAATAAAAATATTTCCTGTTATTAAAGGGCTGTCAGTAAATGCATTTACGCCAATGTATGTAACGCTATCAGGAATAATTAAATTCGTCATGGCTAAGTTATTACACCATTTAAATGCGTTATCGCCTATAGATGTACAAGAAGTACCAAGGATTAAACTTGTTACGAAATTTGGGCCAGAAACACCTTCATTATGCGCATCGGCAGGAATGTCTCCATTATAAATCGTAGGATGATCTGTTCCATTAAAAACAATAGTAGGCGTTAGAGTGTCATAACCCAAGTTGAGCTCGGATACGCCATCAACAGCAGGCCCTGCTTTAAATACTCTATTACTCATATTACCACGTTATAGCCTGTAAGTCTTCAACCGTAACTGCACTATTAATTAAATCATTAATTTCTTTTTCTCTAGTAAATGAATCTTTAAGATGTTGAGTTACTCCATCTGCAATACTAATAAGCGTTGGCGCATCTAATGATACAAAATTGTTATCTCCTAGTTTCCAATCTGTAGTAAATGTAGCGTCTTCTTTAGCAAGAACTCGTGATTGGTAAATACGATCAACGGTAAAGCGGTCTGTTCTAACATCGAGGTCGCTAACAGTAATACCCCCAACCTCTACTTGATATCTCTTACGAGCAAAAAATTCTCTAAGATATTCTTTACCAGCTTCAACTCCAACTTCAGCCACTTTATTAGAAATAATATTAGCTTGTTGTATTTCAATTATTTCTTGAAGACTTTTTAAAACTCCTTCATATATAAACCATCGAGAACTATTTGAGTTTTCTATTGTTGTTGCTTCTTCATCAGAAATTTCATATGATTCCAAACCATCTTCTTCAGGTAAAGGCGTATCTTGTACAATTACAATTAACTTTTCTGGTTCGTCATCGTAAGAACTTGTTATAGCATATTTCATATTATTATTTATTTATTTTATTAACCTGGTAAATCTTTAATTACTGTAGATAATCGCCCTCCAATAGTTTGACCAGAACCAGCCGTCCATGAAGCGTCACTTGAACGAGCATGAATAGTAAATGCTGTATTCTCTGCTGAAAATTGGAATACCGCGGCTGCGGCATCAATAATACTTTTATCTATATAGCAATTTACACCTGTTATATTTAAGTTTCGCAAAAACGCGAAATTTCCAATACTTGTAACACTATTCGGTATTGTTACCAAACCAGTGAGACTATGACAATTATAAAAAGCTCCTTCACCAATACTTGTTACTGTATTTGGAAGAACTAAATTATTTACCGTTAAAGAAGATTTCTCAAAAGCATCATTCCCAATGATATTTAAGCTTGTAGGTAACGCTGTAATGGTTGGGCCCCCGCCAACGGAATCAGCATTAAAAGCGCCAGCATCAATTGTTGTAACACTATTAGGAATAGTATAAGAAGTATTGGTTTTACCTTCTGGATAACGAATCAAAATGCTTTCATCTGCACTAAATAAAATGCCATTTATTGATTTTAAAGTTGTATTTGCAACATCTACATTAATACTAGTACAAAATTCCATATTCTCAAATGATGCATAACCCAACACAGCCGAAATATCAAAATTAGAATCAATATTTAAGCTCGTAATATCAGTATTATTAAAAGCGGATCGGCCTATCTTTGATATGTTGCCTGTTAATGAAAGGGCGCCGTTTAAAGGGGTACCCGCAAATGCAGCTAAGCCTAGTTCCAATGGTAGTATGGATGGTAATGTTAATGGGCCATTGATTCCAAACATACCATTAAAAGCATAATCCCCAATACTCGTAACACTATTCGGAATGGTTAATGAACCAGTGAAGCCAGTGCAATTAAAAAAAGCGTCAGTCTCAATAGTTGTAACACCTTCTGGGATTATTAATGAACCTGTAAAATTACATTGATAAAACGTATAACCTCTAATAGTTGTAACACCTTCTGGAATTGTTAATGAACCTGTAAAGTTACAGCTCGCAAAAGCAAATTGCCCAATAGTTGTAACACTATCTGGGATAGTTAATGAACCAGTGAAGCCAGAGCAACCATTAAAAGCAAAATCCCCAATAGTTGTAACACTATCTGGAATTGTTAATGAACCAGTGAAGCCAAAGCAACCCTTAAAAGACTCAACCCCAATAATCTTAACGCTATCTGGAATTGTTAATGAACCAGAAAAGAAAGAGCAATCAAGAAAAGCACTACTCCCAATATTCTCAACGCTATCTGGAATACCAGCTGGTATTGTAATGTCAGAATCAAAAACTCCTCCTCCAGAATTAATCTTGTTAAGAGTTTTAACTTTATTACCTATAACAAATGTAACTTTATCTCCAACGTTACCATGATCAATCGGATTTAATACTCCTCCATCAGGGTGTTCTTCGCCAAAAAAAGTTTGATCAACCACACCATTAAGAAATACCGTTGTTGGAAATTCGCCTTTAAGCTCTTCACCAAAGTTAAATTCAGCTACACCATTTGTTATTTCGCCTCTAAATAGATTACTCATTTCTTTATATTATAAATCTTTAATTACTTCAACGGTTATATTACCAATAACAAGCCCAGGTCCTGCAGTCCATGAAGCATCGCTTGAACGAACATGAATCTCTGTTAAAGATGTGCAATTATCTAATATTTGGGTGGCAGCATCAACAATTGTCTTACTTACATAACAATTAAATGTAGTTAAGCTTGAACAACCTAGAAATGCGACCGGACCAATAGTCTGCACACCAGTTCCAATAGTCACTGATGTAAGGTTTGTGCATTGATAGAAAGAACCAATGCCAATAGTTTCAACGCTATTTGGAATGGTTACCACAGTATTAGTGAATTGTTCGTTTAATGAAAACGCACCTTCACCTATATTTATTAAACCCTCATTTAAAGTTAATGATGTAATATTAAAGCAGTTTCTAAAACAATTGTTAAAAAGATCAGTCACCGTTAAAGGAATTATTAAGTCTCCGCTTAAAGGACCGTTACTAAAAGCATTCTCACCAATACTTGTACATGTTGTTCCAATTGATATATAAAATATATTAGGGTTTTGTCCAGCGCCGATGAAGTTGGCTGGAATATCTGTTGTTATAGATCCAATTTCAATATTGTTATTATCATAAAATATTGTTGGCGTTAAAGGCAAATTATAAAAACTTACATTTGCAGTAGTCTGACTAAATTCGGTAGTGTATTCTGAAAAATATTGATAATCCACATATATGTTGGTGAGGTTGGACATGTCAAGGAAGGTGTTACGAGTCTCTACCGGGCCTGGGTTGTTAAAAATTGCGGCTGGGCAATTAATATATAACTCAGAGAATCCTGAATTTCGAAATGCTCCGTTGCCAACATATGTAACAGTACTTGGTATAGTAAGCGAACTATTAGTGAATGCGGAATCCCTAAAAGAAGTATTACCAATAGATTCTACGCCTTCTGGAATTACTAAATCGCCAGTATAAGAAGTGCCGAAGAAGGCGGAAATGTAGATTTCTTTTAAAGTACTTGGAAGAGTTAAAGTTCCATCAAAACCTGCATTTTGAAAACACCTAGCCCCAAGATACTCAACACCATCTGGAATTACTAAATCGCCAGTGAAGCCACCGCAATTGTTAAAGGCATCTCTTTCAATACGCGTAACACTATCTGGGATAGTTAATGAACCAGTGAAGCCAGTGCAATTGCGAAAAGCATACTCGTTTATTATATCAATATTAGAACCTTCAAAAGTTAAAGTTCCATCAAAACCAGTGCATCCGTCAAAGCAAACTCTTTTTAGGTATTTAACACTGCTTGGAATATTTAAATTTCCTGTAAGACCTGAACAATTTTGAAAGGCATTGCCGGCAATAGTATAAACCGAATTAGGTATAGTTAAACTTCCTGTAAGACCTGCACAATTTTGAAAACATCTAGTTTCAAGTTCTTTTACATCCGATCCTATAATTAACTTTTTTACAGTAGAATCTGCTGTAAAACCGTCGCCTTCTAATATTTCCGCAGCTCTAATAGTTGTTATAATACCGTTATTTCTAATGACAGTTGTATTAGTTTTAGCGTCATCTTTTAAACTAAACTCGACAACACCATTTGTTTCTACTCCTTTTAAATATGCTGCCATTTAATTAACTTCTGTTTTATTAACGGTTGCAGACCAGTTAACAGAATCAGTGCTGTCACCAGTTACAAGAAATGTTAGTGCAGTGTTATTAGCATTCACTGTTACATCCCATGCAGGATCATCTTCACCAAACACAGTCTTAATCGCAGTTCCAACTAAACTTGTTGTACCTCCGTCGTTTTTAATAACTCCTTCAATTTTATATCCTGCGCTTTCTGTTGCAGACCTTCCCGCAATTAAAGTAGTGAACATCCATGTAGTATCAATTGGAACAATCATTCTTGTAGAACCATCACCATTAACAAAGATTTCAGTTGAACCTGAACCTCCAGCAACAGTTCCTGAAAGAGCCGTTCCAGGCGTTCCTCCAGAACTTAAATTAGAATTTTCATATGCAGGCGTTCCTTCTCGATTGTCAGTGACTATATTATTACAACTAATATATAGCTCGCCTTCGTCTGGAGATCCACTAAAGGAATCTAAAATTCTATAAGAATTGCCAGATATCCTAAGTTCATTACATTTAACATTAACTGTAGCATTAGCAGTTGTAACCATATATATGCCAGCATGACTATTTCCACTCTTAGTTATAATGTTTCCAATAGTACCAATATATTGAGCTCCAAACGTATCGGTCGATCCTGTAAAAATTCCTTTAGCATTAGTAGCGTATAATTCAATAGTATCAATATTAAAATATAAAGTATGCAGATCAGTGCCGGTTCCTGTTATCGTTATTCCTCGATGATCTCCAAGACGTATTGTGTCAACTTTTACATGGAATTGTGTTGGCTGTCCAACCTGGGATAGTTTTATAGCCGTCGAATTAGTGTTGCCTTCTCCTCCGGTAATACCTCGTGTATCCATCAAGTTAGCTTCATAAGAAGCGGTGATTCCAACACCTACTGACGCATTTGTACCTAAGACTACTAAATCTGTTGAAGTTGAAGCTCCCCAATAATGTTTATCAACCTTTACGCGAGAAAATGCACCAAGTTCAATTTGGCCTACTATCGTAGCAAAAGGAGCGTGTAAACTTAAGGAACGCGTTAACGTTATTTCCTCCTCATATATTCCGTCATCAAGAACTTGAATAGTATAAGCAGGAACTCCAACGGTTTGTTCTACCAAAGCAGCTGATATAGCTGATGAAATTGTAAGTTTTGGCTCACCTATATTTGTTCCGCCGTTTAGATCGTTACCATCTTTAGATACATAAATTGTTTGTAAATCTGTTAATGATGATCCAATTCCTCCAGAAGCTTCCCATGTAGCAACGCCTGCAGCATCACATGTTAAAACTTTATTAAGGCCAGGGTTTCCTCCTTCAATTTGAAGTTGCCCTTTTATTTGAACATCAGTAAGAGCGAATAATTTCTTTCTTACGAGAGTTTCACCAGTGTCTCTAACAAATAAATCAGCGCCACCCGTGCCACCTTCGCTAGGTAATCTAGCACTACTGCCGCAAAAACCTATACCTTCACCAGGAAGAAGTTCAGTATCACCGGTAAATTCTTGTGTTATAAATCCTCTGCTGCCACCCGTTGTTTCCAGTGCTATATTACCATCTAAAATTTGAAGTTTACTTGTTGGCAAACTTTTTCCAATACCAACATTACCATCAGGCCGTATTACAAAAGCATTATTAATAATATTACCATCGCCGCCAACGTCTAAATTAAATCCGCCATCTATTGAACTTGAAATACGAGCATCATAATCATAATCTCCATGCTTAAAGTCAATATAAGAAATCCCAGTATCTCTTCTTAATTCAATAATACCCTCTCTTATTAAAGTGGATTCCGTACCATTAGCGATTGTTGATAAAATATTACCACGTGCTTCTATTGTTTGAGTTGGGGATTGAGTGCCAATACCAAGTTTGGCTGTTGTAGGGTTTGTGCCACCCATAATTGTAAATTCCTGTGTTTGAACAGCAAACTCTTGATTATGTGCTGCAACGAGTGGTTCATTAGTTTGATCTGCAAAAACCCTAGCTCCAATAAAGCCATTACAATCTGCAAAGTTGCCAGATGCTAGTGAATATGGCGCGTTTGCTAAATTTTCAGTTCCACTTAATATAACAGAATTGTTACCATCGGCTTCATTTTGAGAACCGCCTAATATAACTGAGTTATTTCCTGTAACAAGGTTATTATTACCACCGATTATTGCGCCATAATTACAATTGGTTGTGCCGTCAATTCCTCTAACAAAGTTCTTTGTTCCTCCGCCAACAAATAAACCTCCTCCAGGGTAACCGACGTAGTTTTCAAGGCCTCCAGCTATTGCACTGTTATTAACGGAATCTAAGGCATTTTTCTGGCCTCCAATAATTACGCTTTGATTTGATAGACCAAAATTTTGAAGTATCGCATTTTCTTTTCCTGCAAATAAACCAGATCGCGCTGCTGCTGCCACCTGTGTGCTTAAAACTCGAGATGTTTGCAGGTCAACGCTGTTCTCTCCTCGAGCATTTCCAGCTATGGTGCCACCTTCATTAGTAGCTCTAATATCTTGTGTTGCACTTACTCCTTGAATCGTTCCACTGCCTTGAGAAGGCAGAATGTTTTGCCATTCACCCTCAACAATATCCCAAATTAATATACTATTCCTATCAGAGTTGTAAATAAGTGAACCGTCAACAAGATCAACGGTTGGTAAATCATTTTCGGCAAATTTATCAATTGAAAAACTTGCGGAGTTTAAGTTTCCCGTTATATTAACGTTACTTTTAAATTTTAATTCGTTTGCCATATTTTAATGTTCTATATTTACGATAGTTCGTATAATAATTATTTATATTTTTAATTTAGACCCAATAAGAGTCATCTTTATAATCTGCAGGAATAGGAGACATAGCTTCAATCTCATCAGACTTAGTACGAATACCTTGAATTGTATTCCAAATTGCTTTAATTTCTGATCGTTGAGTTTCTTGTTCAGCAGTAAGCGTTTCTCCATCTTGAATCATATCTGTGAATGTTAAAGATGTAGCAATATAGTTACGTTGTTGCCATTCAGGGCAGATGGCTAATATTCTACGACCAGCTTCACCCTTTACTGAGCCTGAGCTTATTGGAGCATCTGGAGCTGGTGTGCCATCTACGTTATAGTTCATAGCCCAAGTGCCATCTTCTTTCTTCTGACATTCAATCCAATCTTCTTTGATAAGATGGTTTTGGTTGTTGTCAATACCGTATTTTTGCCCTTGCGGGTTGATGTATAATTTCATTTTTAAAAGTTAATTGCTAATATTATCTAAGTTCTACCCACTGAGTTATCGACAAATCCCTCAACCCTCCTGGAGCACTGGCATCAACTTTATACTCACTGCCGGGGGGAACAATAAAGTCCACAGGCGTCATGCGGTTTAAAGCATTCTGAGTATCATCAACACCGGCCCGCGTTATTTTTCTTCCGTCTACGTAGACTTGTACAAATGCAGGCTCGTTGTTTGTGGTTACCGTAAAGGCACTCACGGAGACGGCCACACTAATAGATCTGCCTGTACTATTAGTGGTTACGACGTCAAAGGTACCATTAGGAGCTCGATCTGCGCCAACGCCTACCCATCCCTGCCCGTAGCCTAGTGGCGCGTTCTTAGCCTTGCACACCAGCGTGATCGTCTGCGTGCCAGTGTTCTCGGCTGCCAGTCTTTTGTTACCCTCATATTCAACAAGCAACCATTTGCCGGCGGCTAGATCGGTTGCGAATACAGCCCCCGTGTGCGCAATGAGGCAGATGTAATAGCGTCCGGACTCAATAACCTCGTCAAGTTCTGAATATGGTACGGTATCCCATGAATCATCAGCGGCGTGTGCTTCGTTAACAATAACGTCATTAACACCAGACCTAAACTCTACAGTATAGAGCTTATTGTTACCAGTAGATCCAGTCACCTGTATTACATCACCCGCCTCTGTCAACCCACCTAAGTTACCGATGCCCGTGAGGTTGATGTTGTTATCGGAGTTGGTAAAGGTTGCTGTGCCTGTTACGCTGTCGCCCACTCCGTCAATATTACCATTTGGACCAGTTGCACCTACTGCACCATCCTCGCCTTGAGGACCAGTTGCACCTACTGCACCATCCTCGCCTTGAGGACCAACAGAACCTGTAGAAGAACTAACCCACTGTGGTGAGTCATTACCATCGTCATAATATACATATAGTAATCCTTCGACAGTATCAAACCAAAGGTCTCCTTCTGAAGGACTAGTCGGCGCGGTTTCTTGTGATACGACAGCTCCACCAGTTAAAGTAATTATCGGTACTTGAGCATCAGCGTTATCAATTGATAATCCTTCGCCAACTGTAATAGAATCAACGCCGCGTGGGTTCCAATGACCAGTTCCATTAGCGTCGCATGTTAGAACTTTACCAACGCCTTCATTACCATCAACTAATCTTAATCCGCCGCTTGCTTGAATGTTAAATGAGTTTGCTGCGACATCACTAAAGACGTTGGTTGTTTCATCTGCGAATAAAACAACACTTTCATTAACTGTAACAGCTCTTCTTCCAAAAGCAACAGAATAACTGCCAGTAACAGCATTATTACGACCACCTAAAATTGTATTATAATCACCATCAAATATTTCATTATCATGACCACCCGGCATCGTATTATATGATGGTAACTCGTTGTTAAGGTCGGCTGAACGTTTTATTATGTTGTTCCTTCCGCCGCCTAATGTATTATAATCACCAAAATTAATCGCATTGTCAGATCCTCCTCCACAAATTGAGTTATAATCTCCAGATCCGTTTTGCAGAAACGCAATTGTGTTAAAGTTACCTGAAGCAATGTAATTACCTTCATGATTATCACCTTCATTCCCTATATAATTATTTTGCCCAGAAAAAATTGAGTTTTGCCACCCGGCATAAATCTCGTTGTAAGAACCTCCACCAATGACTCCAGTGCTGGTAATTAATACATTCCCTTGGCCGCCACCAATAGTTGAAGTATAACTTGCAACTATTGTATTATCTTCTCCTCCACCAATAGTGTTTGAAGTCGCCCACGCGTTAACGGAATCGGTTTTATTATTTTTTCCACCACTAATAACATCGTAATCTCCACCAGCAACTTGGTCAACGGCGTCTCTGACCGTTTGAAGGTCAACCGAATTAGAGCCACGAGGATTACCATCACTAAATTGAACTTGCCCTTGAGGTCTAATAGAAAGATTATCTTCTTGAAGAATACTACCATTAGAAATTTTCCATTCAGTATTATTTAAATCATAAACAATTAAACTTTGTTTTATAGTATCATACGCAACTGATCCATCAGTAGTTAATGCTGGAAGGTTTGCAGTTTCTAGTCGCGATATACTAAATGAATCAACGTTAAAGTTACCAAGAACTGAAACGTCACTTTTAAATTTTATTTCATTTGTGGCCATGTCTACTTTTATTTATAATATATTAAAACTAAACAATTATTTTTCAATGGTAGAAATTTCAATAGGAACCCACTGGCCCATTCCTATACAGTTGCACCAAACCTTACAACCGGCCACAAGCTTCCACTTATAAGCTAGATGTTCATCAGTTGTCCAGAGCTCTTCATTCTGTGGGTCTACCACATACCGCTGTGGGCGCTCTATGTTTTGTGCAACATACATAAAATATTATTTTAATTTAGGATATCTTTTAATAGGAACATCATAAATGTGATGTGCTATATTACTAAAACCAGATCCCCAATTATATACTGATAATTGGTGAATTTCTTTTGCATTATTTAAAATTGTTAAATCATGAAACGTTTCTTGTAAACCATCCACGCCTGAATGTTTTGCATTAACCTCAGAAATAAATATTTTGCCTTTAGTAATAAGTTCAGCATAGGCGATACCCATATCGTCTTTAACTTTGTCTGAGTCAGAAAGAATTATTAACGGATGCTTTGTCTTTTTTAGTATTTTAGAAATTCTTGATACCGCCGCTTTAATAAGTTCATCAAAAGAATTAACCTCTATTAACTTATTATGAATATCTAAAGATTTTTTATTAATTGCATTTATAAAAGATATATGATCGCCTGCTCTTATATGAACAACTTCGTATTTTTTCGGTAAGTTTTTAATAAACTCAGACTGAAAATCAATTGGTATTAATCGTGATTTAATAAAGTCTTTTGTTTCTTTAGATATTTTACCCCAAGTTTTTTGTTTAAGCCTATCTTCTATTTTTTCATGTTTTTCAGCAGTGCCTTTTGGCCATGCATTTGTTAAAACAAATAAATCTGTATCATTTAAATTAGATTGCCGCTTAAAACGCAACAATGAATTTAAATTTTTTTCAAGGAGGTTTATATTGATCGCTTTAGGTAATGCTTCAGTGTATATACTCTTTTTTAATAAAACTTCTTCTGATTTATAAAACTTAGAAAACTTTTTAAGATCAAAATCAAAATCAAACTTATTTTTTAAAGACAGTTGGTGACACGTAACGCACCCTCGAATAAAATCTCCAAATCCCATTGGTAATTCTTTATTTATTGCATATACATTAACTAACATATTTTTGTATTATTAAACTTAAACAAGGTAAGTAAGTTCGTAAGTGGTGCTTACTGCATTACTTTGATATATTGTAAAATCAATGTTAACCCAAAAAGTATTTGAAAGCTGGAATTGCCCAGTTTTCTCTATAAAACCCCCGCTTGTTATTTCGCCGTTTGTTGTATCGCTGTTAAGCCAACTATTTTTTTGATCATATATACTAGCATGAGCAAACCATAGATATTGTTCGTTTGAGTCATATCTAATAGTTACATCACCCATGCTATCAGCCACAACAAAATTTAAAGAAGAGTCATTGCTATCTATTAGTTCTTGTATTTCTTCTTTAGTCATTGGTGCATTGCTTAATCCATAATAATATGGATAAACTCCAGAAACAAATATATCCTCTGATCTAAAATCTAAGCTGCCTGCTTGTGGCGCATTTGTCTGTCTTCTACTTGGCTTTCTTCCATCTAAACCATTACTACTATTTTGTTTAGGCAGGCCACTTAAATATCTAACGCTTGATGAGTATTTCACAATACCGGGTTCAACCTCAGTAAAATCTATATAAGAACTATCATATTTAAAGTTAGGGTTGTTTGGATTATCAAAACCAAATTGTTCTGGCATATCATCTATTTGAATACCTATTAAATTATCATCTATATAAACTTCAATATCATTTCTAAAGATTGACATTGAAAGTGGAATGCCTGCATCGTTTTTAACAAATTCAGTTAATATTTGATCGCCAAATATTGCGCCAACCTCCATATAACTATTCCATGCTATTATGGCATTAGTAGGAGGTGTATAATCTGGAACTAAAAAATTATGATCAACCGATACTGTTGTCTTGTCTTCGTTCTTTATAGTAGCTTTAATATTATCAAACGTTTCTATGTTTAACTTTGTATTTAACTTTGTATTTTCTATACTCATCTTTTTATAAGTCTGCAACTACTGTTAGTCCGTTATATGATGCAGCATACCCTGTTGCGCCAGTTGGAACATGAATCTCTGCTGGAAATACTGAGGTCATACCAGAAAATGTATTAATACCAATTATTGGCGCGGTTGTCGCTTCAATGTTAACTGAAGTAATAGAAGAGCAATTTTGAAAAGCAAAATCTCCAATAGATGTAATGCCACTTGATATAGTTAATGAACCGGCTAAGAAAGTACAATTTTGAAAAGAACCACTGCCAATCGTTTGAACGGTTGCTGGAATAATACCATATGCAATATCTGTTAAAGATGTATTATTAATAAAGGCCTGGTCTCCTATTGCTGCACAAGAACTTCCAATCTTAATAGTATCGGCCGCAAATAGAGTTTCATTTTCATTCCAATTATTTGGTATATCTATATCAATAGATATTAAAGCTAAATTATTAACATCATATAGTGTAGTATTTAAAGAATTGTCTAAATCGGCTACTACTGTTAATCCATTCCAAACTTCTCCTCCCACCCATGCATTTGGTCTAGCATTAAAAGGAGCTTCGCTAGGAACGTGTATTTCTGTTGTATTATTTGAAGAAAACACATTGCCGTCTTCGCTCGGTTTTACAACGGCGTAGTATTCAATTCTATCAAAAGAGCAAGCTCTAAATGCATTACCGCCAATTTCAGTTATAGTGGCGGGTATACTAAGAGTTCCAATCATTCCGCTGCAGCGGTTAAATGTTGCAACTTCAATATTAGTAAGTCCAGAACCAAGCGTAAGAGATTCTAAGCCAGAGCAATCAATAAAAGCAGAACCGCCAATAGAAGTCACTTTATCTGGAATGATTAGTGGACCTGTTAATTTATTGCAATCACGAAAAGGAGCGTTTCCGATCGAAGTCACCGAATCTGGAATGATTAGTGGACCAGCTAGATTAGGACAATTATTAAATAAACCAGATGGTATGCTGGTAAAGTTTGGGTTATTTGGAAAATTAAAACTAGTTAATCCCGAACAGCCAATAAAAGTAAATGTTCCAAAAGTAGTTAAAGTATCTGGAAGGACTAATGGACCAACCCATGAAGAGCATTGAGAAAAAGCAGAACTGCCAATAGATTCCAAGCCGGTCGGGATATTAAACGATGTTACATTAGAACAATTCTTAAAAACGTTATTACCTATCTCGGTTACAATATCTGGGATGATCACTTCCCCCAGTATTCCAGAACAATTTTGAAAGGTGCCAATTTTAAGTATAGACATATTATTCGAGATTTTTAAAGAAGAAATTCCAGAACAATTAAGAAATGCCCTGGGATCAATCACAAATACAGTATCTGGAATATTAAGAGGTCCTGTTAGGTTGGTACAACCATCAAATGCATTATCACCAATAAAGGCAATGGTGTTACCAAGATCTAAACTCTGTAAAGAAGAGCAATTTCGAAAAGCTAGATCTCGTATAGCAGTTATACTATCTGGAATATTAAGAGGCCCTGTTAGGTTGGTACAACCTTCAAATGCACTGCCTCGAATCTCACCAACACTCAGCCCTAAATTTAAAGATTCTAAATTAGTATTATTTCTAAATGCACGTCCGCCAATTTCAGAAGCAGATTCTCCTATAAGAATACTCACGGGCGGGTATAAAAAATTACCATCATTATAATCGGGTGGTATATCACCATTATACTTAACGAGTTCATCTCCAAATTGATCAAAAAGAATTGTTGGCGTTTTCGTATCGGGGTTAGCGGCGCAACGAAAACCTATCTTATCATCTCCTGAGTTATTCAGGAATAAATTTGGAAAAGAATTTTTTGTTCCTAACGTCGTCGCTTCATAGGATTCACCAGCAGCCCACTTTTGAGTTGTGTTTCCAGCTGGCGCACCTTCAAGCCACTCCTTCACATTACCGTTTCCTCCAACTATACCATAAGGACTTTCCCCACCCGCCCGAATAACTGAAGCCGTGGCAGTTTGGTTATAAACAGCAGTATTTGGATCTACCCCGCCTGGAACATCTGCTGGAGGAGTATCGCTTCCTGTTGAATATAACCAATACTTAGATAAGGGCTGATCCCAGTAAGCCGCTTTATACCATTCATCTTCGCTTGGTAGGAAATACTTTGCATGTTTATGTCTTAGACGATTTACTTCTCCACCAAGATCCCAAGATTGATCAAGCGGCCAATCATCACTGAATTGGCCTGCTGACGCAAAGGAGTAAGCTTCAAAATAACCTTCTTTAGAATTAAGCCAATTAATAAATCGTGCTGCTGAGTTCCATGTTAATTCTCTAGCGGGTTTATCTTCACCATCATCAAACTTAAAAATGGCGTTTTCATTTATTTTATTAAACTCATCAATTTCTTTTTCATTAACTTCATACTTACCGATCTGATATGTATATGGAACTGATCCAAAGGCGGTGTCACCATCGGGATTATTACTAGCATCGCCAATGGTGATGAGCGAGGCTGATATAGGATTAGCATTCACGTTACAGGCGACACGAAAACCGAGGGCGATGTCCCCGCCGAACGGGAAGTCGCCGTCGC